ATGTCTAGCGCTAAAATCGTCGAGATCAAGGCTGTGCGCGAAAAGGTTGAGAAACGCGCACAGGAAGAAGCCGCCAGCCTCGCTTCGGAATCACCAGAAAGCAGCATCCAGTCCAGATTCGTCCAGGACTGCCTCATGGCCAACGAGCTTGGAGACGGCATGCTCTACGCCGAGAAGCTGCGCGGCCGGTATATCTATGTATCCGGTTCCAAGGAATGGCTCATGTACGTCGGGTCGCATTGGCAGCTCGACGCCAATGACACGCATATGACCGTGGTCGAGGAAGTCGTGGACGAATATCTTAAGGTCGCGGTCGACCTCGGTGAAAAGATAGCTTCCGCCTTTAAGGAGGGCAAAAAAGAGACGGCCAAAGACCTGACCGCCCAGCAGGGCGCTATCTACAAACGCATCAACCGCCTGCGTAGCACCAGGGGGCGCAAGGCCTGCCTCGAATTCGCCCACACCTGTCCCGATGGCCTGGTCATCAAGGGAGATGAAATGGATATGCATCCCATGCTGTTACCCTGCGCCAACGGTGTCATCGACCTGGCGTCTGGCGTCCTTCGCGAAGGCCGCCAGGATGACTATTTACTTAGGGCCTCTCCGGTCATCTGGAAGGGCATTCACGAGCCGCGCCCGGCATGGGAACGCTTCATTGACGAGATCTTCGAGGGAAACCAGGAACTGATTGCTTTCATCCAGCGCCTGTTCGGCTACTGCCTGACCGGGCTGACGACCAACGCCATTCTTCCCATCCTCCTGGGGGAAGGTCGAAATGGCAAGACCGTCATGTGCGAAATGGTCATGCACTGCATGGGTGAACTGGCGGGGCCGATCCGGTCGGAGCTGCTGCTCGACCAGGGCAACGCGCGTTCCGCCGACTCGGCTTCGCCGGCCATCATGGGACTCAAGGGCATGCGAATGGTGACCGGTTCCGAGACCGGGAAGAATAAGAAATTTTCCATGGAGATGGTGAAGCTTCTTTCCGGCGGCGACACGCTTTCCGGCCGTTACCTCTACGAAAAGCGCGACACCAGCTTCACGCCGACGCACAAGCTCATCATCTACACCAACCACCTGCCCCATGCCATTTCCGAGGATTTCGCCTTCTGGGAACGCATTCTCGTCATTACGTTCCGGCTCGCCTTCGTCAACCGAGAACCCAAGGCGGAGAACGAACGCCGGGCAAATCCCGATCTCCGAAAGCTGCTCGAAGCGGAAAGCTCCGGCATCCTGGCCTGGCTGGTGGAAGGCTGTCTTCTCTGGCAACGCGACGGGCTTAATCCTCCGGCGGAAGTGCGCCTGGCCGTGGACAAATTCAAACGCGAGGAGGATTTCCTCGCCGACTTCTTTGATGAATGCTGCGAGATCGGCAGCGACCACAAGGCGTACAGGGTCTCCAAGGCCGCCCTCTATGACCGTTTTGAGAAGTGGTACCTCAAGGCCATTTCTTCAAATCCCAAGAAAGTACCCAAGGATCGAGCCTTCGGCAACGACGTGGCCAAACGTTTTGAGAAGCTCAAAACCGGCGGCGTTACGCACTATCTCGGCTTGCGGCTGGCCCCGGAAAAGTCTCCGGAAAAGTCCGGCGAGGGAACATAGCGCCGGGGAGTAGGGAGTTAGGGAGTTCGTTTTCAAAAACTGCATCACAGGTGTTTTTTTATTTTTTTATTCAGTTTTTATAAACAACTTCCCTTTCTCCCTAACAAAAGATGAGAAAAAAAGAAAATGAATAATATTAATATGTTAGATTATTCAGAAGCGGCTACGGCCTAACCGGAACTCCCTATGGCAAACCTCCTCGATCTTGTCGTTGAAGCCGGCGCTGGCATCATCCTCAAAAAGATAGGCTCCTCGCCTAAGCGGGGGGATGAATACCAAGGACCGTGCCCTTCCTGCGGTGGCGAGGATCGGTTCCATGTCTGGCCTGATCAGAAGGGCGGCGAGGGCAGCTACTGGTGCCGGGGATGCGATCGTGGAGGGGATGCCGTCCAGTTCTGCATGGATTTTTTAGGCATGAGTTTCCCCGAGGCAGCCAGGCATGTCGGCCGGCCGCCGGCCGTCAGTGTGCGGCGTATGGGCTTGCCCAGGGCACAGGCCGACAGGGTGGGACGGCCCGAGGCGACGCCGGTTCATCCTGTTTCACCTCCGGAGCAATGGGCGACCAAGTCAACCGAGTTTGCCAAGAGATGCCACGAAGCGCTCGTGGCAGATACCGAGCTACTCGAATGGTTGTCGGGGCGCGGGATAGACGTTGTTACGGTGAAGCGGTTTGGTCTTGGCTATAATGTCGGCGACAACGGCAAGGATTGCTACCGCGATCGAGTGGCCTGGGGACTCCCTGAAAAGATCAATATGAAGACCGACAAACCCAAACCGCTTTGGTTGCCGATAGGGCTGACGGTGCCACTCGTCAAGAATCGTGTCGTCGAGCGCCTTCGTATTCGACGGCCGCATCCGGAGTCCGGGCCGGAGGCACTCCAAAACACCCGGTACTATATCGTCCCCGGCTCCAGTATGGAGCAGCTCCTCATTCGGCCGACCGCGCCGGTCATCGTGGTGGTCGAGGCCGAGCTTGACGCCATGGCCGTGGCTGCTGCCGCCCCGGACTGTGTGGGGGTGCTCGCCCTTGGATCGTCCAGCACGCGCCCGGATGCGCCGGCCATGATCGCGCTGCAAAAAGCCCTACATATCCTGGTGGCGCTCGACTTCGACAAAGCCGGTGCTGCGGCGTGGGATGCGCGGTTGCGCCCCAAGGCTCGCCCTGATGCCTGGTGTTGGCGCCGTGTCTTTCCCCGAGCGGAACGCTGGCCGACACCTGATGGCAAGGACCCGGGCGATGCGGTCATTGCCGGCGTGGATCTGGCCGCCTGGATCATGGCCGGGTTGCCGCCGGTCTTTACGCTGCCACCTGTCAAATCGCCGACGCTTTCCGCGCCCGATCCGGGGACGTCGGGACATGCATCGCCTGGACTGCCTCTTGTTTGGGGGGCGGGGGATTTTCTGGTTGGAGCGGTGGAGACGGAAAAGGTGCGGGAGCTGGAAGCGTTTTTGGCGCGGCATGCAGCGGCGGGTGTGCGGTTGCATGGGCTGCGGTTCGAGTTCCCGGAAGAATTCCCGGAGGCGCTGCGCGCCGAGGCGGTACGCGTCTTCGACGCAGTGGAGACCGAATGGATTGAGACGGAGGGCTGGACAAAATGACCATCACTATCACGTGCCCGCACGGTTTTGGCGAAACGGACCGGTCGCGCTGCGTCGATCGCGTGGCATGTCTGCTGCCGCACCTGGTGTGCGTGACCTGCCCCGTGCCTGTGGCACTCATCGCCATCGACGGGATGGACGCCGACGCGGTTGCCGGCCGGCTGACGCGGCTCCTGTCCAGTGCATGGACGCCGCCGGTCGTACCCAGGAAATGTACTCGGCCGTTTAACGGGTCGATGCCACGCGGTAAAGCCTTGGCGCTGGCCCTGCGGCGGACGTTGGGCCTGGGCAAGGCGAAGCAACCCGCGCCAGCAAAGGTTGGCCTTGCAAAGCTGCTGCGGGATTATCGCCGGCTGGACCGCGCGCCGCACCTTGCCGACGTCGAGCATCTGCGCCGGGCGTTGCGGCAATGCGGGCTGCCTATGACGGCCGCCGGTAACAGCTTTGTCGTGGAGGCCTGCGACCACGTCCGGGCGTTCGTCCGGAGCTACTACAAGGAGGCGGCGTAGCCATGGGAACACCCCTCGTCACCCGCGTCTGTGTCCGTGCCGGTTGCAACGGCGTTTTCAAATGCGACAAGGCGTCAACTCAAATTTACTGCTGCCGCGAGTGTGGGCGGATAGTGCACGGCTCTATCTCTGACATTCTGCGGAGAGAGGGCGAACTCCTTAAAAAACGTGCAGGTGCCGCGTCATGACTAGCCGCATCTACCACGGCGACGCCCTAGCCATCCTCCGCACACTGCCGGCCGAGTCCGTCCATTGCTGCGTAACTTCGCCCCCTTATTGGGGCCTGCGCGACTACGGCGTTTCCGGCCAGCTCGGCCTTGAGGATCGCGTGGACTGCTTGGGCTGGGCCACGGGGCAGCCGTGCGGCGTGTGTTTCATGTGCCACATGGTCGCCGTGTTCCGAGAGGTACGGCGCGTATTGCGGACTGACGGGACGGCTTGGATCAATATGGGGGACAGTTACTGCGGCAACCCGCCAGGGAATGATCGTCCAGACCATTCCGGTCCGAACTTATTGGGAACACGAGGCATTCAGGGGAGTAGCCGGAGGGCGGCCAGAGTTAAAAGAAAGAAAAATGCTTTTGGAGGACTCAAGCCCAAGGACCTCGTCGGCCAGCCCTGGCGCTTGGCCCTGGCGCTCCAGGCCGACGGGTGGTTTCTCCGGTCGGATATTATCTGGCACAAGCCGAATCCGATGCCGTCAAGCGTCCAGGATCGGCCTACGACATCGCACGAGTATCTGTTTTTGCTCTCAAAATCTCCCCGGTACTATTTCGATCACGAGAGCATGCAAGAGCCGGCATCAGGCGAGGCCGAAGCGCCTCGGAATCGGTGGGACACGAAAGACTATCGTGTGCCAGGTCAAAAGCCGCAAAAGAGGATGAGTCGAGCGCAACCCGTTCCAGCCGGCTGGGATGTCGGTCCGGGAATCCATGACAAGAAAATTGGTTACTATCGCGAAAAGTCCAGGACGCCCCGGCCAGATATCGACACCAGAGGGGGGGGGCAGGGCGACGGCCTGATAAAGTACCCTGTCAACACCCACAACCGTCGGTCCGTCTGGACCATCCCGGCCGCCAGATTCTCCGAGGCCCATTTCGCCACGTTCCCCCCGGCCCTGGTCGACCCCTGCGTCAAGGCGGGCTGTCCTGCCGGCGGCACGGTCCTCGATCCGTTTTTCGGAGCCGGCACCACGGGTCTTGTTGCCCGACGTCTCGGCCGACAGTTCGTCGGCATCGAACTCAATCCGGACTATTGCCGTATGGCCGCGCGGCGCATTGAGCGTGAAACCGGGCTTTTTGGGCCGGTAGAGATTGTTGCAGCGATAAATATATCAACGGAGGCGAAAGCGTCATGACCTCCACCGACAGCCCTCTCAAGTCCGGCACGGCCGTGCATAAGTTCCTGCAGGGCCTGGGCTACAAGATATCCCAGGCGAAAATATACAAGGATATCGAGCAAGGCCGGCTGGGAAAACAGAAGGACGGCACGTTCTCGCCGGATGTGCTGGTGGCCTATGCGCGGGCGTTTTTGGAGCCGGTCGGCGGCAGGGGGGTGGACGATAGAGGGGCGGAGGCGGCAACCAACCGGCTTTTGGCCGATGCCGATCTGCGGTCGGTACAGGCCCGGCGCATGCAGCTCAAGTTGGACCAGGAAACGGGCCATCTCATCCCCCGCGAGGAACACGAGTTGGCTTTGGCCGCGCGGGCGCAGTTTTTTCGCAACCAGGTCGACGTGCTTTGTCATCTGGCCGCGCCGCGTATTCTGACCGCCGTGGGTGGCGACGAGGCCCGTTTGCCCGACTTGATCCTGCTCCTTCGAGAAATGACGGCCGTTTGGCTGGATGCGTTTGCGGCGGATAAGACTTTTGTCGTCGAGGAGTTGCTGCATGGGTGAACCGGCCAGGAGGCTCGAGCCGTTCACGTTTGAGTTTACGTCCGGCGAGCGCGATGTGTTCCGTCGTCGGCCGTTTGTGCTGCCGTCCATATGGGCCGAGGAAAACGTCATCGTCAAGGATGGCCCGTACAAAAACAGCCGCTGGCGCAACGCCACCGCGCCGTATCTCGTCGAGATCATGGACACCTGGGCCGATCCCTACACCGAAGAAGTGGATGTCTGCGGTTCGCCCCAGTCCGGCAAGACGTCGGCCATGTACCGTTGCCTTGAGTATGCAATCGATCGTCGGCCCGGCCCGCGCATGCTGGCCATGCCCGATGATCTGACCCTCAATCGCGTTTCGCAGTTCAAGCTCCTGCCCTCCATCAAGGCTTGCCGGGCGGCCCGCGACAAGCTCATCAAGTCCACGCTGGACACACTCACATTTTCCGATGGCTCGGTGCTTTTTCTTTCCTCGGCCCAGTCCCCGGCGCAACGCGCCTCCGTGTCCATCATGGACCTCTTTTTGGATGAAGAGTCCCTGTATAAATCCGTCAGCGGCCAGGGTGACCCGCTGACGGATTTCCTGGAGCGCACAACCAGTTATAGTTGGATGCGCAAGATTTTTCGGGCTGCCAAGCCTGTCGGCGGCGAGGACACGACCATCTGGCAGGGCCTCTTGTCTTGCGTGGAAATCCGGGCCTACGCCACGGTCTGCCCGGCCTGTGGGGCCGAGCAGTTTATGCAGTTTTCCCAGATCAAGTTCAATGGATGCAAGGACCCCAAAGAAATGTGTCAGTCGCGGCCGGCGCGCTACGAATGCGAGCACTGCCGCTATCACTGGTCGGACTTCGCCCGCGACGAGGCTGTGCGACGCGGCAGCTGGCGGCCGGTGCGATGGGACTCGGCCAAACGCCAGTTTGCGCCGACCGCTGCCGTGTATCGCCCTCGATCGGTGGGGTTTCATCTGCCGGCGTTGTTGTCCCCGTTTGTGTCGTTGTCCGAAATCGCGGCCGACTTCCTGGAGGCCAAGGTTGATCCGTCAAAGTGGAAGGGCTTTTTCAATGGCCGCTTGGCCGAACCGCACGTCAAAACCACGATCAAGACCTCGGCCGAGAAGGTACTCGAGGCCCGTGTGCCGACGTTGCCGGCGCGCACCGTGCCGGCGGCGGCCGTGGCCCTGACGGCCGGCATTGACGTGCAAAAGCGGGGCTTATGGTTTGTGGTCCGGGCCTGGGCGGACACCCTGGAAAGTTGGCTCGTGGATTACGGTTTCCTGGCCGATTTCGAGGAAGCCCGAAAGCTCTGCTTCGAGATGCTCTACCCGGTCGAGGGCGGCGGGGAAAAGGGCATCTGGCGCGCCGGCATGGATTCCGGCGGCGGCGAAACGGATGACCAGGTCTGGACGCGCACCGAGGAGGTTTACCAGTGGGTGCGGGCCAACAGTTTGGGTAAAGTGTTTGCCATCAAGGGCGCATCCCATGCACAGCTTCAGCCCATACGACGCACCCCGATTGATCGTCTGCCGAAGTCCGGCAAGCTCATCCCCGGCGGGCTGGTGCTCCACGTCCTGGACACCGACTTCTACAAGCGCTTGCTCCACGCCCGGTTGGAGCCTGATTCGTCCCAACCGCTGCGACTCCATGGCGAGGTCGGCGAGGACTATGCCAAACAGATTTCAGCCGAGGAGCTGGTGACGGTCAAGGGCAAGCAGACCTGGCGGCAGATCAGGCCGGACAACCATTTGCTTGACTGCGAGATGATCGCGGCCGCCTGCGCCGCGCCGGAATGGACGCCGGGCCTGCAGTTTCTGGCCAGAGGACAGCAGGAAGAGGCGCAGCCGGCCCCGCCACCACGGAAACAACCTCAACCACCGATACGGAGATGGTAATGAAAGGAACAGGGCTAACGGGCATGAAGGCGATTTGCATGTATGTCGGGAGGTCAGAGCCGACGGTGTTGGGATTGATCCGCCACGAAGGGCTTCCGGCCAAGAAGATTAAGGGTGAATGGACCTCGGACACGGACATGATCGATGCATGGCGGCGGCAAAAAATATCCGAAGAAGCTGCATGAGATTTGGGTCTGAAAATCTCGTCAACAAAAAAGTTGCCACGTTTGCCAAAATCTAAGCCACGTTTGTCCGATTCTGCCGCAATCTAGGAAAAGGGGGTAAAATCATACGGTACGGTCCCTCTAAATAGCGGAGGGACCCGTGGCATTCACAACCTGGACAGCACTGCGCGATTCGATGCGCGCCGACTTCGCCTCGGGCCGGTGGCGCCTCAAGACCTATGCCGTTGGCGACTCCAGGATGGAGTACCAGACCTCCCAGGATTTCCTGGCCACGTTGGAATACGTCGAGGGCAAGGCCGCCGCTGAAAGCAAGTCGTATTACGGCCGCACCTATGCCCGGAACGGGGGGCGTAGCTGATGTTCGGCGCGCTCTCCGATTGGCTCATCCGACGGCGCATCCGTCGGCTGGCGCTTTCTAAGCGGCAATACGCCGCCGCCCAAACCGGCCGGTTGATCGGCAACTGGATGCCGGCCAATTATCGCGTTAACGACCTCGTCGCCTCGTCGGCCCCGGTCATCCGCGCCCGCACCCGCCAGATGGTGCGCGACTTCGCCCCGTTCTACCGAGCCGTCAACAACCTGGAAACGTTCATCGTCGGCCAGGGTATTCGTTTCCAGTCCCGCGTCATGACGCCCGACGGCTTTCCGGCCAAGGCCCTGCGCCAGCAGATTGAGGATCGGTTCGACGCCTGGATGGATCAGGCCGACGTGTCCGGTCGGCTGCATTATCACGAATTGCAGCAACTGGCCGTGCGCCAGGACGGTGAGTCCGGCGAATACATCGCTGTCATCCGACAGCCGAAGCGTGTCGGCCGGCATCCCTTTGCCCTCCAGTTCCTCGAATCCGAACGCCTGGGTGATTATGGGGCGCGCACCGCCGCCGGCAACAAGGTTTCCCAGGGCATCGAATACGACGTCGAGACCGGCGAACGCGTGGCCTATCATTTCTGTGACGAGGGCTACGGCAACCCGACGCGGGTGGACGCTTCCCTGGTCTTCCACGATTTCAAGATGCTGCGTCCCGGCCAATTGCGCGGCGTGTCGCCTTTCGCGGCCGCGTTGCTTATCGCCCGCGATTTGGACGATTACGTCCGGGCCGAGGTGGACGCGGCCAAAATGGCCGCCAAGTGGCTGGCCTTCGTCAAGGCGCCGGACCCGTCCGCAATGCAGTCCACGCGTCTGGACGGCAAGCCCGGCGAGGGTGCCGCCGCGCCGACCGAGACACTGGAAAACGCTATCATCGAATACCTGCGGCCCGGCGAGGATGTCTCGTTTCAGTCCCACGACCGGCCTGGTGCGCAATTCGAGTCCTTCTACCGCTTCGTGCTTCGCATGGTCTCCATCACCATCGGCGTGCCCTACGAGCTGTTGTCCGGGGATTATACCGGGATCAACTATACGACCCTTCGCGGCATCCGCAACGATTTCCGCCAGATGCTGGCCCCGCAGCAGATGCGCAACATCATCCACTTTTCGAGGCCCGTGATGCGGCAGTGGATGGAGATGGAGGCCCTGTCCGATCCGGGTTTCCTGCCTGGCTATTTTTCCCAACCGGCCCGCTTCCTGCGCGGCGTCTGGATTCCGGCGGGCATGCCGGAGATCGATCCTCTCCGCGAATTCAAGGCCAATGTCGAGGCCATCAACGCCGGCCTGAAAAGCCCGCAACAGGTCATTCTGGAGCGTGGAGACGACCCGGAAGAGATCCTTGACCAGCTGGCGGATTGGAAGGTGCAGTGCAGCGATCGCGGTTTGGATTTCAACGCCGCCGCCTCGTCCACGGCCCTGGCCGGGAACCCGGCCGCCGTCGATCCGGATACGGCCGAGGAAGCCGACCGGAAAGCAAGGAGTAAGAAATGACCCTCTATCGTACCCGTAGCGATGCCGCGCGGCCTATGCATTCCCGCGCCTTGTCCGTGCGTTTCGACGCCGGCGGCAAGCCCGCCACTGTGAACGAAGCCGAACGCTCGGTGGAAGTGATCGGGGCTACGGAAACGGCGGTGCCGACCTACGACTGGGACCTGGGCACCGTCGTCGACGAGATCCTGCTTATGTCCGGGTGTCGCATGCCGGCGTCCGGACAGCTGGTCCTGCTCGACACCCATTCCCGCTACGACACGGCCAGCGTCATCGGCAGTTATCGCGACCTGCGGATCGAGGGCGACCAACTCCTCGGCCAGGCCATCTTCACCAGCCAGCCCGAAGGGGAGGGGCCTTTCGTCAAACTGCGCGAGGGCCATCTGACGGATTTTTCCATAGGTTACCGGGTCAACGCCTACACCCGCATCGAAGCCGGCAAGACCGCCGTGGTCGAAGGCCGAAGCTTCACCGGTCCGGCGCTGGTGTCCACGGACTGGGAACCCCGAGAACTTTCGATCTGCCCCATCGGGGCCGATCCCAACGCCAAGGCCCGAGGGGCCGAGAGGAGTGACGACATGAACAAAAGGCTGCGTGAAATTCTGGAGGCTCGCGGCCTCCCGAAAGACGCCACCGAGGACCAGGCTTGGGCGTTTATGCAGACGCTCGAAGTCCGGTCCGAGGGAGCGCCGGGAAAGGCGGGAGAAGGCGAGTCGGACAAAAGCAATCAGCAAGAAAAAGGAACGCCGCTTTTTTTCGCGCTCGGCGAAGACAACGGTGAAGGCGTCCGCGCCGAACGGGAACGGACGCGCGAAATCATGGCCATGGGAAAGCGGTTTGACTGTCCCGAGTTGGCGGAAAAACTGATCACCGAATGTGTCGACACGGACAAGGCGCGCGCGGCCCTGCTCGATCACCTGGAGCGAAAGAGCAAGAACACCGAAATGCCCGGCTATCAGCCGAGCATCGAACTGGGAGCAACCGAGCGCGACAAGTTTCGCGCGGCCATGGGCGACGCTCTGGCCTTGCGCGCCGGCCTTTCGGTGGAGAAGCCGGTTCCCGGCGCTGCGGAACTGCGCGGCTACACCCTGCGTGAAGTCTGCCGCGAGGCGCTGCGTATGGCCGGCCAGCCCATTTCGGCCAATCCCATGGAGATGGTCGGCCGGGCGTTGACCACCACCGACCTACCTGTGCTGCTCGGCAACGTGGCCAATCTGTCCTTAATGGAAGGCTATGCGGCCCAGCAGGAAACCTATGTCGTTTGGGTAGACGACTCGGGCACGGTTTCGGATTTCAAGATTCATACCATGGCCCGTGCCGGTGAATCCGACGACCTGGAGGAAATCCCCGAGGCCGGCGAATACAAGTACGGCTCCACGGACGAGACCAAGGAAACCTACCAAATCGCCAAATTCGGCAAGCTCTTCGCCATCACCCGCGAGGCCGTCATCAACGACAACCTGGGCAGTATAACCGACACCTCGCGCCAACATGGCGAGGCAGCCGGCCGCAAGATCGGCGATCTGGCTTACGCCGTGCTCATTGCCAACGGCAAGATGGGCGACGGCAAGGCGCTCTTTCATGCGGATCACGGCAATCTCATGAGTGCCGGGGCACTGTCCGTGGCCACCCTGGGCGCAGGCGAGACGGCTATGCAGTTACAAAAGGACATCCGAGGTAAGCGTCGTCTCAACATCCAGCCCCAGTTCTTGCTCTCTCCGGTCAGCAAAAAGACGCAGCACGAACAATTCTTTCTGACGCAGCTCATCGGAGGCGCAAACAATCAGCCCAACCTGACCAATCCCTATTACGGGGAAAAAATCACCCGCGTTTACGAACCACGCCTGGACGATGACTCCACTTCGACATGGTACCTGGCCGGGCCGAAGGGAAAGACCGTGCGGCTCTTTTTCTTAAACGGCGTTCGGGAACCCTACCTTGAAACGCGGCAGGGTTGGAGTGTGGATGGCACGGAATACAAGGTGCGGCTCGAAGCTGGCGCCAAGGCCGTGGACTGGCGGGCGCTGCAGAAAAACCCCGGCTAGCAGGGCCGGACGTGAGGATATGAGGACATAGCATCATGAAAAACTACACACAGAAAGGTGACCGGCTCATCCATACGGCCCTGACAAACATCACCGGAGGCGATCCGGTGGTCATCGGTACGCACCTGGGCGTGGCCTGCGGCGACATCGCTGCAGGGGCCTCGGGCGCCGTGGCCATGGAAGGGGTCTACTCCCTGCCCAAAGCAACCGGAGTCATCGACCAGGGCGCGGACTGCTACTTCGATGTCGACGGCAATCCGGTCGGCGGCACGGCCGGGACCGGTGCCATCACCACCACGGTCTCCAGCAATGCATCGGCAGGATATGCTTTCGAGGCGGCGGCCAGCGCGGACACTCATATTGCTGTGAAGTTGCGAGGTTAGGCCATGCGTTCTCTGCCGTTTACCGTGCAAAACGAGGTTCCGCCTAGCCCCGACCGTGTCGACAACCTCGTCTTGTCCATCGGGACGGCCAAATCCGTGGCCGTCCCGACCGGCGCGCGTTTTGGCGTGTTTTCGGCCACGGGCACCTTTTACGCCCGGTGGGACGGATCGGCTGCAGTCGTGCCTACGGCTGATGTGACCGACGGCACGGGCGCGGAAATCAACCCCACCGTGCGCGACGTCCGGGACAGCGCGTCGGTCAGCCTGATCGCCTCGGCCGCCTGTGTCGTGGCCGTGGCCTGGTACAGCTAGGGAGGGTTTAACCATGATCCCGAGCAATTTACGTCACTTCAAGCCCGCCGAATTCAAGGCCTTGTCAGCGGCCGTGGATACGCGGCTGTGCTACGCCCTGGACGACCTCCGCGAAGCTGTCGGCGCACCCATCCGCATCAACTGCACCTACGCCACGGGCGGTCATGCCGCCGCCTCGCGTCATAAGCGCGCGCCGTGCGACGCGGCCGATCTGGTGGTCCGGGGTTCGACGCCGGCCGACATCCTGCGCCACGTGTTGGCCGGTCCCTGGGGCGGGGTGGGTTGGTATCCGCACTGGCATACGCCTGGCTACCACCTCGATTTGCGCCCCGGTCCGCGCGTGTTTTGGGTGTGTACTGATGACGGCTACGTCTACGGCCTGCCGGTCCTGCTGCGCGCCGTCGGTCTGACCCTGGCCGACGTCGAAGCCAGCGCCCCGGCCCCGTCGGCGGCGTTTCGGGCGGCTCATGCCTTTACGTCCATGATTGAGGGCGGCTGGACCGTCGATAAGGGCGGCGCGACCAAGTACGGCATTAGCCTGCGATTTTTGCGCGGCCAGGGCGTGGCCTTGGGCGACATCGATCACGACGGCGACGTGGATATCGACGACATCCGGGCGCTGACGCCGGACGACGCCCAGCGGCTCATGCGCCTGGTCTTCTGGGATGGCCTCAAGGGCGACCGTCTGCCGCGCATCACGGCGGCCAGCCTCTACGACTTCGCCGTCAACGCCGGTCCCAGGGCGGCCGTCAAATCCCTGCAAATGGCCTGCAACTTTTACCCCGGCACGGCGCTTCGCATCGACGGCGTGCCGGGCGACAAAACCCGAGCCGCCGTGGCCGCCATCGCCGACACCGACCAGCGCGATCTGATCCTGGCCCGGCGCGTCACCCAAAGCCGCCGGGCGTTCTACCGGGGCCTTTTCGCGGCCGACGCCTCCAATCCCATCAACGGCTGGCTCAACCGCTGCACGGCGCTTGACGTCTACTGCGACCGGCTGGCCGGCGGAACCACGGCGGTGGCGGCATGAACGCGCGGACGCTCTTGCTCCTGCTGCGCCGGGCCGGCGTCAGCAAGACCATTTTGGCCGGCCTGGCCCTCTATCTGGTGGCCATCGGCGCGATCGATCCAGGCACCATTTTCGGGCAGGAACTGCCGCGCGTCTTCGATATCCGCATCCGCCTGTACGGCCTCATTCTTGGGCCGAAAGAAGTGTTGGCCACGATCCTGGCGGGCACCGTCGTCTGGGGACGCCTCGGGGCCTCGGGTCCGCTTTGGATCGGCCGCGTGGTCGACGCCGTGCTGGACCAGGTCGCGGGTGAGGCTCCGGCGGTCGCCGCCACGGAAGCGTCGATCGGCCGGCCGATCATTACCCCGGCCCCGGCGCAGCGTCTCGACGTGCATCCGGTCGCCAACGCGGAAGAGGCTCCGAAGCCGTTTCCGGTTCCGGCCGGTCTGTCCGCGTTGCTCTTGCCCGATGCCGCGCCCCGGGTCGTCCCGGCCGAAACCACGGCCGAAACAACGGCCTCGCGCCCCAGGCGGGCCGTATGATCCGCGCCCTTGTCCTCATGCTGGCGCTGGCCGCCATCCCGGCCGGTTGTGGCTACGCCGTCCGCTTCGGCGTGCCGCCATCCTGGTGGCAGGACGGCGGCGCCACCGGCTCGGGCCACCTTAAAACCGAACCGCTTCTTGGGAGGTAGTATGTCCCGATTTGCTTGCCTGCTGCTCTGCGTCCTGGCGCTGCTCTTGCCGGGTTGTCTTTCGTCGACCGGCCGTGTCGCCAGTCCCGACCAATCCCAGGCCGAGCCGGCCGACAAGGTGACGGCGGCCGTCACCATTCTGGAATCCACACTCTCGACCCTCGAAGACAAGGTGACCGTGGCCCTGGCCACCTACCCGGACAAGATCGCGGCCATCAACGCCAAGGTCGGTCCGATCCTGACCGCCATCAAGGAAAAGGTCGCCGAATACAAGGCTGCCGCCGCGAGTGGCGGACAAACGAAGTGGTTGTGGTCGCTGGCCTGGCCGGCGCTGGTCAAGGCCGGCGAGGTCCTGATCCCGCAAGCCCTTGCTCTGGTTGCCGGGAAGTAACGTATCATGGCCGGCACCACCTCCATACCCGTGCTGTCCTACGAGGCGCTGCGGCCGCGGCTGCGTACCGGCCACGTGATCCTGTGGCAGGGCGACAGTCTGCTGTCCCGTGCCATCCGCTGCTTTAGCGAATACTCCCATGCCTCGCTCGTGGTGCGGCTTTTCGACCACGATGACCGGCGGCAGCGGGTCTTTCTCGTCGAGGCGTTGGAAACCGGCCTGGAGCTGCGCCACCTGTCCAGACGGCTGGCCGGTTACTCCGGTCGGGCGCGGGTGTGGATGCCGCCCGTCCGTCCGTTCCAGCAAACCGCCTGCCGCCAGTTCGCGGTGGATCGTTGCGCCGACGGCATCCGCTACGACTACGGCGGCCTTATTGCCAACATCCTTGGCCACGTGTCGCGCGACGCTAGCCGCTATATCTGCTCGGAGTTCGTCTGGGACGCCCTGGTGCATACCGGCGTTATCCACGGCACCGACCGCGCGCCGCGTCCCGGCGACATCATCCCCTGGGCCGGACTCCAGGACGTGTCCGGCGATCTGGTCGAGTTCGCGCCGATCCCGGCGGAAGGGGGCGTAGCGTGAACGACGAAATCAAAGCCGTTGTGGCCCAGGCGGTCAAGGAAGCCCTTACCGAGTCCGGGGCGGGGCACTGCAAGGACTGCTGCCGCACCTGCGACCTGGAGCCGAATATGCACCGTGACGATCACAAATTTGTCTACGAGTTTCGCCAGACCCTGGCCGACGGCCGCAAAACGATTCTGTCGACCATCTTTAAATTTCTCGGGCTGGCGCTGGTCATCGGCATCGGCGTGTTGCTTGTGAGCAAAACCGGCAAGTGGATCGGACAATGAACGACCTCGAACGCCAAGTGGCGCGCCTGCGCCGGAGAATGCAGCTCATCACCTGGGTGATCGCCCTCGGGGCCGCCTTCGATCTGTGGGAGTTCGTCCGGCTCGTCAACGTCATCCGATCCGCCTGGGGGCAGCCATGAGCGCCGAAGACTTCCTCGACGACCTCCTGGACGCCTTTCCGGATCTGCCCGGCGTATCTCCGGCCAGCTATCAACCGGCCGCCGGCGGCGCTCCGGTCGCTACCCATGTCATGATCGAGACGTCCACCGTGGAAACCGACAGCCGCGCCCATGGCGAGTATGCCGACATCCGCGTGCCCATGCGCGATGTGCCCGAGCCGACCGTTGACGACACGCTGGTGGTCGACGGCGTGGCCTGGGAATTTCGCGTCAACCAGGACCGCAAGCTGCAACGCACGCGCAAATGGCCGTTCTGGTTGCTCCAGTGTCGCCGCAAGGGGGCCGTTGCCCTGACCGGAGGCCGCGCATGATCGGCGCGACCATGACGCTTGCCGAATCGCCGGTGTTGTCGGCGCTTCTGGCCAGTTCCAACCAGCTCGTGCGCCGGGTGGCGCTTAGGGCGCTGAAAAGCACGGGCTGGATGGTGCAGCAAAACTGGCGGCTCTATTTTCGGTCGCCGTCCTGGGCGGCGCTTTCCCCCATGACCAAGGCCCTGGGCGGCAGTCGGGCCGGGCTTAAGTTCCTGCGTCAGTTCGTTCGCTACAAGGCCTTTGCCGACCAGATGGCCGTGGCCATCGGCTTCGGCAAGGGAAAATCGCGCTCCAAAAAACTTTCCGACGGCTACACCGGCGTCGGCCAGTTCGGTCTGGTGGCCGACAGCCTGCTGGAAGCCGATCCGGTCGTCTCCTGGATCGCCCAAAAGGCGGAATACGGCTGGCACGGGCAGATCACCGAAAAGATGCGGGGTTACGTGGCCGCCATCACCAAGGCGCGCTCCAAGGCCAAGCGGCCCAAGGTCGGCCGCAATTACTACGCCTTCGGCCGGGACAAGGCCTTCATCAACGTACCCGCCCGGCCGGTGGCCGCGCCGTACTTCGCGCGCATCATGCCCAAGGTTCCGGAGTATTTCTGCATCAAGTTCGCGGCCAACTGGCGCAAGCTGATGGAAGGGAAGGTGGCGGCATGATGCTCTCGGCGCTCAAAGAGCATCTCCGGCAACGGCTGGCCACGGACGCGGCTATTGATGCCTTTTGCCAGACGCAATTCGGCCGGGCGCTCACGGTCGTCAAGCGCTTCGACGTCCATAACCCTCCGGGCAAAGACGCCTGCCCCTGGGCGCACCTGGAGTTCCTGGGCGACCGGAAATCCAACGTCAGTCGCGAGGTGCCGCGCACGTTCATGCTGTCGTGCGGTGTCTGGCGCGACCCCGATGGCAACCAGGACGACGGCGAGGACCGGGCCGGGGATCTGCGCGAGCTGATCGAGGCGGCCCTCATGTTGCCGGGCCTGGGCAAGGTCGAAACCGGCGAGGACGTCCACGAAATCGGCGAGGACGGATTTTTCGAGAACGTGTCCACCATCATCGTAACCAACAAATAGGAGGCCATCATGGCGGGTATTTTATTTTCCGGCGACGTCTACTTCGATCGTCAGGACGACGACGGCAAAAGCACCGGGCTTGTCGCCATCGGCAACGCCACGGCGCTGTCCATCACCGAGTCCTCGACCATCAAGGAAAGGACGTCCAAGCAGACCAAGACGTATGGCCAGGTACTCGATTCCGTGGCCATCAAGGGCGCGGCCAAGGTCGCTCTGACCCTGGACGATTTGAACAAGTCGAACCTGGCTCTGGTCTGTCTTGGCTCCTCTGCCGCCAAGGCAGTCGCGGCCGCGCCGACCAAAACCAAAACCTTCGACCTGTCCGTCGTCGAAGACAACGTCCATTACGAGATCGGCGACCTGGACATCACCGTGTCGGGCGTGGCCATTGGCGGCACCGCCATGGATGCCGGGGCCTACGAGTTGGACGCGGAAAACGGACTTATCCTGTTCACCACCTCCGCCCCGGCGACCGGCACAGCGACCGTCACCTATGCCGTGGCCGCTGCCTCGGGCTACGTCATCAACGGTTCGGCCAAGCCGACCATCAAGGGCCGGCTACTGCTGATCGGTAAGAACTTGGCCGACTCGTCCCGCATCCGCCTGGACGTTCTCGAAGCCGTCTTGACGCCGAAAAGTGGCCTGGACTTCCTGTCCAGCGACTTCGCCTCGGCCCAGTTCGAGGGCACCCTCAACACGCCGGCCGGCGCGTCGTCTCCGTACACCGTCACCGTCCTGGCCAAGGCGGCCTAACCCATGATGCGCGCAGAAAAGACCATCCGCATCGGCGGCGACGGCGAGGCTGGCAGGGACGTTGTTGTCTACGAGATGAACGTCGAGCAGTTGATCAACTCCAAGACGGTGCTCGGCTTCGTTTTGACCGGGCAGCCCGATGAGATGGTTCTGACCATTGTCATGCGCCAGGACCAGCCCGACATTGCGGCCCTTATGCCGCGTATCAGTGATCTTGGCGAAGACATTAAGAAAATCGGCGGCGCAACGCTCATGGACGTGCTGGCCGGTTGGGTTGAGGTCAACCAGGGTTTTTTCGACCGGATACGGCAGATGGGCGAAAAAATCGGGAAAGCGGCGGACAAGGCCGAAAAGCCGGCAAAGGCGGCGACCCCCTAGACGCCCTGGCCAGGGCCGTGGACCGCCTGACGGCGCGTGGTCACGGCCCTGCGGTCTATGGGTACGGGCTGTCTTGGTTCTGGCGGTGCCTGCGGGCCGCCGATGCGGCCGAGGCGGCGGCAGCCAGGAAGGACCGATTGGAGCGGGGCGGGCGTATGCTGGACCTTCGGGTGGCAATGCGCGGAGACACCGAACCTTTCAAGGACTACTTTAACGATTTGATCCGGGAGTAGGCGTGGCCGGGACATCGCTCGACATCCTCATCCAGGCGCAAGACAACGCGTCCAAGGTTCTGGAATCCATCCAGACCCGCGTGAATGCTTTGGGTAATGACGGGCCGGGAGCGTTTACCAAAATCGATGCCGCTGCCGCTTCTGCCCATACCCGTGTCGCGGGACTCTATACCGCTGCCGTCGCGCTGGTCGGGGCCTTTGCCGGCTCCAAGCTGGTCACGGTGCCGGCCCAGTTCGAGTCCCTGTCCAAACAGCTCGAAACCGTCACCAAGTCCAGCGCGGCGGCCGAGGCCGGCATGGCCTGGGTCACGGATTTCGCCACCAAGACACCCTATGAACTGGGCAAGGTGGCCGAAGCCTTCGCCAAGCTGACGAGCTACGGTTTCGATCCCAAGGAAATCCTGACGCCCATCGGCAATGCCGCCAGCGGCATGCAAAAGGACCTGGACCAGGCCGTGGAGGCCTTTGCCGACGCCACGCGCGGCGAGTTCGAGCGCTTGAAGGAATTCGGCATCAACGCCGAGGTTTCGGGCAACCAGGTCACGCTGTCCTACATGCAAAACGGCACGATGATGGAAAAAAGCGTCACGAAAAATGCCGAAGCCATCGGCAAGGCGCTCTCCGGCATCTGGACCGATATGTATGCCGGCGGCATGGACGCCCAGATGACCACGTTTTCCGGGGTGGTCTCCAACATGCTGGATGCCGTGACGCGGAAGGTCCTGCAATTTTCCGGTTCGGGGCTATTTGAGTCGGTCAAGGACAAGATCAAGGAAATTACAGCGGTGGTGGAAGGCCTCGGCCGGGACGGCAAGCTGGAAGAGTGGGGCCGCACTGCCAAGCAGGCTCTGGAATACGTTTGGGAGTCGGGCAAGCGGGCGCTGACCGTGGCGGGCGATTTCACGGATCGCTGGGGATCGCTTCTGGCTACGGTGGGGACCGTGGCGGCCCTCGCCCTGGCTGCCGAGAAAATCGGCGCACTGACCAAAGCCCTGACCTCGTCGAAGCTCGGCGTGCTCGGCTTGGCGCTGGCCATCCCGGACGCCATCGACGGCTATGTGAATCTGGCCAGGGCCGCCAACGAGTATTTCAATCCGCAGTCCACGCGCAATAAGGCGCTCAAGCAAGCCGCCGATCTGCAAAACATTGCCACGGAAAACAATAAGAAGGCCGTGGCCGCCCTCAATCAGTACGCCCAGACCCAGGGGCAAAGCGTCGACAGCCTGAAAGACTGGAACAAAAAGGTTGCCGACGGCTCGATCAAGCTCAAGGACCACGCCGGCAACGTGGCTCTGACGGCCACGGAATACAAGGCCCTGCAAACCGAGGTCAAAAAGGCCGGCGAGGCCGGCAACACCTACCTTTCCCAGGTCGCCGACCGCTATGACCAGCAGGCCAAGGAAGCCAAGGCCCTGTCCACCACCGAAGGCGCGGCGGCGGCCGCCGGCCTGGCTGCCCAGCGTGACAAGTACAAGGCTGTTTTGACCGTGGCCCAGTCCACGGCTGCCGCCCAGATACGCTTGATCAACGAGGCCGCCGGCACCGAGCAGCAAAAAGCCCAGCTCCGCGAACAGGTGGAAAAAGACCTGCAAAAGGCCAAGGTCGCCGCCCTCAAGTCTTGGGTGGATGATCTGAAAAGCGGCCTGGACGACGCCCTGGCCCAGGAAAAGCGCTACGCCCAAGAGGCGGAAAACGCCCACAAGACCACGGAGGACAAGGTCCGCGAATTAAGACGCGGGACCATGTCCGAGTACAGGGCCTATTATGACCAGATTGCCGAGGCGCGCGAAAAATTGTCCAAAGCCGAGACGGCAGCGGCTTCGGGCACGGCCGAAGGCTACGACAAGGCGATCCAGTACGCCAAGGAAGCGCAAACCCTTTTCGCGGCATCGGTCAGCTCGGGTAAGGACGTGGTTGGCAATGCCCAGGCCGTGCAGACTGCCATCAATGGCGTAGCCGGGGCGGGTGAAGTCTGGGAAAAGGCGGCCCAGGCCGGTAAGGAGGCCTGGAAGGACACGGCGCAATCGCTTATGTCCCAGATACAGGAAGCCAAATCCGCCCTTAATGACATCCAGAAAACGCCGCTGTCCATGTCGGTCAACGTCGACACCTCCGAGGTCGACAAGGCCCTGGACGCGCTCAACGGCAAAAAAACCGAGTCCGCGCATAGCGTCACGGACAATTCCGCATCCGTCCTCTCCGAACTGGACAAACTCCAGGGGCACGACACCAGCTCGACCCACACGGTCTACGAAAAGAAGGTCGAGGCCTACGCCGCCGGCGGCACAACCTCCCGCAACGTGCCGGCCATGGTCATGCCCGGCGAGGTGGTCATCGAACCCGAGCGGGCCGGGGCGCTTGGGCCGCTCCTTCACGCCATCAATTCCATGCGCGTCGCCCGCGAGGCCGTGCAGCATTTCGACGGTGGCGGCGGGGTGTTTCGGCCGTTTCGCTCCGGGCTGGTTCCGGGCGTCGGTGATGAGGATTCCGAGCCGGTGCTGTTGCCCGAAGGCGCGTTCGTGGTCAAAAAGGCGGCCGTGCAGCGATACGGCGCGCAGTTCCTGCAATCCCTTGGCAAGGGGAGCGCTCCCCAAGTCTTCGCCAACGGCGGTTTTGCGCTGCCGGCGGGCATCCAAGCCCTGGCCTCGGGCGGCTTTGCCTTGCCCGACTGGCTCCGGCGGCTGCAAGAGCAGTCCGCAGCGGCCATGACGGTCCAGCCGGCAGGTCCGGGAGCATTGCCGGGCATTGCAGCCGCTCAAGCCACCACATCCGCTCCCGCATCCTTGACCACGTCCCTGGCCGCGCCCAAAGGGGCCAGCGCGCGCGGCGTGGCCGCCGTCTCCCGGCTGGACGGGTTGCGGCAATCCGCCGCCATTACGTTCTCTTCCGGCGGCAGTCTCGACGAAACCCTGGCCGACATCGCCCTGGAGCGCAAACGCACCAAGGAAGACTACGACATCGCCGTGGCCGACGCCCAGGAAAGCCACGACGACGATCTGGCCGAGCTGCTCAAACAGGAGCAGTCGGACCTGGACGAGATTGCCGCCACCCTGGCCGAGACGCTGGCCGATTTGCAGAAGTCCTGGGTGGAAGCCCAAAAGACGTATGCCGAGGCCGTGCAGTCGGCCAAGAGCGAATACGCCGAGAAGAAAGCCAGCCTGCAACAGGCCGTGGTCGAGGCCGCGCAAGCCTACGCCAAGGAAGCGAACAAGGACAAAACCCAGTACGGCTACACAAAAACGCAATTAGGGAATACCGGCCTGATCCCCGGAAACAAGGGGAAGGTGACAACGACCTATTGGGTCTCGGACAAGAAAGCCCTGGCCGAGCACAATTCCCAATTGGCCACCCTGCGGCAAGCCGTCACCACGGCCAAACAGGCATTGGCCGGCCTGGGACAGTTTTCAATTCCGTCTGACGTGACCGAAACCTGGCAGACCGCCCAAAGCGACTACTCCTCCGGCGTGGATGCGGCCAACACCACGGCCGCGACCGACACCGAATCGACCAAGTCCCAGGCGGACGCCGACAAGGCCGACCTGGAGAAGACGCTGGCCGATACCCTGGCCGACCTCAAGCTCGATTACGACCGGGCCATGGAAGACCTGGACATCGAGGAGGCCCGCGCCCGCGCCGATGCCGACGACGAAAAGGGCTACTCGATCTCCGGTTTCTCCCAGTGGCTGCGCGACGGCGGACCGGTAAAGGCGTTGGAACGCCTTCGTAAATTTGCCAAGGGCGGGCCGGTCACTCCGGCCGGGGTGTTGGGCAGAATACTGGGCTTCGCCGACGGCGGCACGGTGCCCATGCTGCCCGGCGCGATCGCCGGTCAGGATTCGGTGCCGGCCGTGCTGACGCCCGGCGAGGGCGTGGTCCGGGCCGAGGCCATGGCCAAGGTACTTTCCGAGCGGGCGCTCGACGCGCTGAACAATCTCGATCTGGACGGCTTTTTCAGCGCGCTGCCGCGTTTCAACACGGGCGGGCTGGTGCCCGGCGGCGACGTGGCCGCCGTGGCGGCCCTGCCCACGCGTTCCGGCGCGTCCTCGGGCGAGAGCTATACCGCCACCCTCAATCTGGCCGTCGGCGGCAGGCAATTCGAGACGCGGACCACGGCCGCCACCGCCGCCGGTTTGGTCCGCGAACTCCGCAAAGTAGGGGTGAACGTCAAATGAGCATCACCCTCGACACCCTGACCCTGCCCGACGACTGCATCTGGACCAATGAATTCGATGCCTTGCCCGTGGCCGCCGCCGCTTCGCGCACCGTCTCGGGCCGCCTTGTCGTGGCCGAGACGTATCTGACCGCCGGCCGTCCCATCGACCTTGGCGGCGAAAACGCCTGGCTCACGCGGGCCGACGTGGCCGTGCTCTTTGCCTGGGCCGGCACACCCGGCTGGCGGGGGGTGTTGACGCTCCACGACGGCCGGACGTTCTCGGTTCGTATTCGCACCCAGGAAGAGAAATCCGTCGAGGTGGTTTCCCTGCTGGGGCTGGCCGACCCCGAGGCCGGCGACCTGTACCAACTGACGGCGCTGCGTCTGGAGACCGTGGCGTGAGCGCGCAAACCATGCTCGTAAACGTCGGTCCGGACGCGTCGAGTCCGTCCGTGCTCCTGGAAATCCCGGACCAGGACGTGGACCCGGGCGAAGTCATTACCTTGCGCGCCTGGGCCAACGATCCGACGCTCCTGACCGGCTACCACCTGACGGCCGGCGTCGTGTCGCTCGGCAGCGGCCGGCTCAACCGTTGGCCCGGCCAGACAACCTGCAAGTATTTCGATTTCGCTGGCGACAACAGCCCCCAGCTGTTCAGCTATCCCATTACGGCGCTTAGCCGCGCCCTGGCCTTTTCGCCGTTTTTCGGCGTGGCCGCGAATAGCAACGCCGTCACGACCCTGGCCGCTGCCGGCGCGGACGTGACCGACCTGTTCGCCCGGCGCGGCCATGCCAGCCTCGTGCCCGCTGCCGGGCTGCCCCTGCTCTACGGCACGGTGCATGCTGTAGGGGCGCGCGGCGAGCACTGCCTCGAATGGTCCTGGACCGCGCCGAGCGATCCGGCCGGGGCGCAGTGGTTTTGGATTCGCAAGGACGGGGAGCTACAACACAAGTTCAGTCTGGCCATGTCCGAAGACCCCGAAGACACGTCCATCGCCTACACCGACGTCAAGATCCGCATCATCGACCGCCGCACGGCCGGGGCCGTGCTTGGGGCCGACGTGTGGCTCAATGGCACCTACATCGGCAAATCCAACGACCGCTACGGCTACGTGCGCGTCAACCGCATTCTGTCCGGCACCTATCCGGTCCGGGTGGCGAAGTCCGGCTACACCGCCACCGATGCCGACAGCTATACGGACAACGACAGCATCACCATTCCGGCCGCCGGCGGCGAGGTGCGCGTCAAGATCGGGAGCTACGCATGAGTGTGACGCTCCTCGTGCCTTATTCCGCCTCGGGCCAGGACAACGGCGGCGTCAAAATGGATGTGCCGGCGCAGTCCGCCGATCCCGGTGAACCCGTGCGTATGTACCTGTGGGGCCGGTCGCGCGAGGCTCTGGACGGCTATGCGCTCAACCAGGGCGCGGCGCGTCTGGGAGCGGGGCGACTGGGCCGCTACGACGGCCAGACTGAAATGGCGCTGTTCGACCTGGACGGCTCCGGCGGGCTTTCGGCGTTCACCTGGCCCGTGTTGTCGCTGGCTGCGGTCGTCGCCGTAGGGCGGTTGTACCATGTCGTCGGCAACGCCGTCAGCCTGATCGCCCTGCCGGGCGAGAACGTGACGCGCTATTTCCGGCTGTCCGGCAACGCCCTGGCCGCCGGTCTGGACAGGCCTGTTTTGACCGGCACCGTGGCGGCCACGGCCCCCCGTTCGCCCTGGTGCCGGGAATGGGAGTGGATCGCGCCCCGGAAACCGGCCGAGGGACTGCCGGAGGGCACGTGCTCCGATGACGAGGACGAACGCGACGGCGCGGCCTATTGGTTTTTTCTCATGCGGTACGGGTCGCTTGTTTCCGAATTTTCGCTGACGCTTTCGGAATACGACGAGGGCACGGCTGACCCTGGCGGCGACGAGCCGGATGCCGATGCCTGTGGTTGGACTGCTACGGAACTGGATTACCTGTTCGATTCCTCTCGAGGGCTGGTGGCTATGTATCGGGCCTGCAATCTCTCTGGAAGTGCAGGACAAAATTTAACCACGTGGCCGGATGAAAGCGGCGTTGGAAATACTCTTTATATTGGAGCTGGATCGTACAATCCAAGCGTCATAGATGGGTTAATGAGGTTTTCAATAATTATAACATATGGATAGATTATGCCGATATATTATCAAAGTCAGTACGAATTAACAGACTATGAACCCGTCGGAATATCGGGAGAAGTATTGACGGCATTTTTAGTGTTCCGATTAAGTGGCTACATGTCTGCTTTGTTTGGATGTGGACCGTTGGGATTTCGCATTGAAAATGCGATGCAAGCGTCAAATGATTGGATACATACGGAGTTTTGTGTTCAAGCATCTACAGAATATCAGAGGAATTTTTTTGATGATATTTTTATTGCCGAGGAATTCGCAAACTTAAGTGTCTTAACGATTCGTATGGATGTCATGCGAAATCTTGTTGTCAGAAAAAACGGTACAATAAGAGGAACGGCCACGGTCAACACTTTTCCTTCTTGGGCCTGGTATTCAAAGTTGGCCTTTGGATTACAAGTATGGCGCGAATTATGGACGGCGGAAGGCTATCTCGACGTCGCCGCGCAGCTTATATTTTCAAAGGCGCTTTCCGATGCCGAATGCGCTGCCATTGAAAACATCCTGATCGCACGCACGGGGGTTGTTGTATGATTATCAGTTCCGAACTCGTTATCCGTAAAAGCGCCTCCCGCACCGACACCGCGACCAACGGTGGCCGCATGAGCAAAAACGCCGTGGTTTCCGGCGCACGGCAGAATTTTCTGCCCGACTGGACCCTGGCCCAGGTCACGGCTGGCGGCTCGCGGCTCCGCAAGTATTTCCTGCACGTGGCCAACGACGACGATCTGGCCCTGACCCAGGCTGGCCTGCATCTGACGAGCGTTTCCTCGGGCGATGACCGGGTGACGCTTTTCGCCGGCACGACTACCGATACCCAGGCGACCCTGGCCGCATCGCCGACCGAATATGGAGCTGGAGTGCTGCAATCCGCCCTGACCGCTGGCGCGACGGTGTTGTCCGTGACGGTCGAGGACATGGATATGGTCGTGTTTCGTAGCGGCGACCAGATCTGCATCACCGACGGCACGAACTACGAGTACCATGAAAACGTCACGGTCTCGAACCCCGGCGGCGGCCTGGTCACCATCACCCTGGCTGCCGGCGACATGCTGTCCAGTGACTTTGCGGCGGGAGCGACCGTGGCCAGCGTGCTGCCCCTTGGCACCATCCAGGCCGCAATCGGGACTCCGGCCGTCACATCCGCGTCCGGCACCCTGGATGCGACCAAAATCACGCCGGATGCCATCGGCGGCGTCGACCATACCGTAACCATCACCTTCACCAGCGCCACGGCCTTTTCCGCAGTTTCCGACGTCCACGGCAGCCTGGGGACAGGCGCTATTAATGCCGATTTCGCGCCGGCCAACGCCGATTTTTCCAAGCCGTATTTCAAGATTGCGTCCGGGACCTGGGGCGGCATCTGGGTGGCCGGCAACGTGGTCACGTTCGCCAGCGTGGCTGCCGCCGTTGCCTTTTGGGTCAAGGGCGTCCTGCCGGCCGGCGCGGCTCCGGCCGGCGACGACACGTTTGGCCTGCGCGTCATCGGCGGCAGCAATTAGGAGACGACCATGAATACGACCAGCACGCTCTACAATCACATCGCGAAGATTTTGGCCGACAGCACGCTCGATTGGGACGGTGACCAGTTGCGTTTGGCGCTGTTGACCAGCGCATATACTCCGAATGCGGAACATACCGTCTGGGGCGATGTCTCTTCCTATGAGTTTTCCGGCACCGGCTACACGAGTGGCGGTTTTGCCTTAAGCAATCAAGTGTTGTCGCGTTCCGCCGGAACGACAAAATGCGATGCCGACGACTACAATATCAGTGGCGTCATAGGAACGGTTCGATATGGCGTTCTTTACGCCGATGTCACCAGAAACGGACTAACCAAACCCCTGGTTGCCTTGCTGTTGTTTGACAGCACCCCGGCGGATGTCGAATTCGATGGCAATACGTTCCCGGTCGTTTGGAACAAGGACGGTATCGTCAAGATGGCCGTGGGATAGGGTATGCCTTCCGCGACGTTTTATCCTGCCGCATCGTCAGATGATGGGTATATTTGGAATAGTGCATCATTTGCTGTGACCGAAGTACAGATGTACTTTGGGAATAGGGCAAAAGAATTCGTACGATTTCCAAATGTGTCGATATCGAAGGAGTCGACGATACGGGCATGTCATCTGGTATTTGTTCCTCAAGATACATATACGGCGTCGAATGTTGTTGTGAATGTATATTTCAATGCTTCGGACTCGGCAGTGGCTCCGGAAAGTATTGAAGAATTCGGCAATCTTTCGCTCTCTGGATCGGTCGCATGGACCGGAGTAGAGTCATGGGTTTATGGGAACTCGTACCAATCGCCGGACTTGTCTACCGCGTTGCAAGAAGTTATCGACCGATCCGGGTGGAATTCCGGAAACGCCGTCATGGCTGTCATCAAAGACAATGGAAGCACATACGGCGCAAAACGAGGGGCAGAGACCTTTGAGAGCAATGGTTCCGGTATTGGCCTTTATGTCGAGTGGGAAGTTGCCGCGCCATCGGCAAAGGTCACGGCCGGAACCATCACTGTTTCCACTCCGGTTCCAACGATCCGTCGCGCCCATGTTCCGGCGGGGGGCATCGCGCTGTCGTCCCCGGCCCCGAACATCCGCCGGGCCGATGTTCCTACAGGACTTATCACCGTCACTGCCCCAGCGCTTCCGATTGTCCTGATCACTCGCGACATCATTGGCCGCCACCGCATCCCGGTCGGCCGCGATTTAACAGCCGCATACCGCGCGCCGGGCATTATCCGCGACATGGTCGGCCGTCATTCCATCCCCGGCTGGGTGACGCGCGAGATGACGGCCCACCACGCCGTTCCGGTCATTGTTTTCCGCGACGTCTTCGGCCGGCATCGTTTCCTCGACTACAATCCGGTGTCCCGCGATTGCGTCGCCCGCCATGCCATCCGCGACGGCAAGGCCGTACTCCGGTCGTTTGCCGTGTCCTGCGTTTTCGTTGACGACGACGCGGTCCTGGACCTGCAGGCCGCCACCGTCACGGGCGACCTCGATTCCTTTGCCTGGACCGTGGATTTGACCGTGCCCGACGAAGACGCCTGGCTGTCCTGCACGCCCGGCCGGCGGCTGACGCTTGCCATGGGCGGCCTGACCCTGGCGCTGCTCCTCGAGTCTCGCAGCCGCGATCTGCAATCCGGATCGTTCGGCTGGACAGCCACGGCCCGCACGCTGTCGTGCCGGCTCGACGCGCCCTATGCCGCCGCCCTGACCCAGTCATGGGGCGAAACCACGGCCAGGGACGCGGCCGAGGGGCTGGCCGCCGCTTGCGGGTTGGCCCTGTCCTGGGAGGTGTGCAACTGGACGCTCCCGGCCGGTCGCCTGACGGCCGCTGCCGAGACCCCGGCCACCGTGCTGGCCAGGATCGCGGCCTCCTGTGGCGCGGTGGTCCAGCCCGTGCCGGCCGGCGGCGTGCGCGTCATCTACAAGTATCCCGTCGGCGTCACCGAATACGCCACGGCCACGCCGGTTGCCACGTTCTCCGACGACGTCGACGTGACCACGCTGTCGGAATCGTTTGTGGCCGGGGTCGGCTACAACGCCGTCACCGTGGTCGACAACCGGGCGACCACCGACGCCTATTTGGTGTTTGAGCTGGACGCCGACCGCAACGCCAGCCGCACCACGTTCCCGCCGGGCGAGCCGGCCTATTTCCGGGTGTACCACGACGTCGCCTATGCCCTGCGCGCCACCTCCGGCCGGCTGGAGCTGGTGTCCACGGACGAAACCGAAAGCCTTACCGAGACGGTCTGTTTCGACGCCGTCGACACGGCCAGCCTGGGCAAGCTTGTGTCCACCGTCGATTCGGTCACGTGGTACGGCAACGACCTCGGGGCCATGGTTCCAAGCGGTGGGGCGAATGTGCTGTTGTCCGGTGGCGCCGGTTTCGGCGTGGCCGTGGTCACGTACACCACGCGCTACGACGTCTGGCGCTTGATCCCCGAGACCTTGGCCGACGCATTTCCGGTGCTGCTTGAACTGGCGGAGGCGACCACATGAGACTGACCGTGCAGCGCGGCGCGGGCGACATCCCCGCGCCCGACGAATTGACGGCCGAACTGGCGTGCAGCGAGGCCCCGGCCACCCAGGCCGGCCGCAACTACCTGGACGGGGGCGGCCAGGACATGACCGAAACGACGCTAAAGTGTCTGCCGCCGGACACGCTGGCCATCCTGCCCGGCGATCTGCTCGAGGTCGACGACACCACGGCCGGCGAGACCTGGCGCGGCAAAGCCACGGCCTTCACCCTGACCCTGGCCGTGGACGACGCCGGCGCAGCCACCGTAACCCGTGAATACACCGTGGAGCGCCCGCTATGAGCAATCCGCTGGTTGCTCTCCGCAAACTGGTCGCGCCGGCGTCCTCGCGCCGCACGGGCACGGTCCAGGCCCTTGCCGGCGGCTGGGCCACCATCGCCTGGGCGGGTGGCGGCACCGGCCAAGTCCTCTGCGGCCTGTCCGTCTCCGCCGGCGACCGGGTGCTGGTGATCGGCGACGCCGTGGCCGCGAAGCTGCCGGCCGAGGCGACAAAAATTGTAACGATCCTGTAGGAGGGGATAGGCATGCTACCACTTAATAATCCGCCGGGCGGCGGCAGCGGCGGCACCGGGGACGTCGACCTCACAGATTACGCCAAATTCTCCGAGGACGCGACCTTTTCCGCCGGCCTGGGCGTCACCGGGCCGGAGTCTGCCGGCGTATCGCTTGCGTTGACAAGCACAAGCGTTGCATCGAACGCCAAAAACTATCTCATTGTCGCCGACAAACGCGGCGCCATCGACATCCTGATGCAAAATGCGGACGGCAGCTGGGATACGCTGTTTCAACTCGAACGGACGTCGTTTTCGGTTAACCAGGCCGCCGCATGGTTCGCCGGCACATTGGGGTTCGGCGGCGACCTGATACCCACGAAAAGCGGCCTGGCACTGGGCCAGGACGAAACGCCGCTTGCCGACGTCAAAACGGAGAAACTCAACGGCAATGACATAACAAACGGAATCTCGTTTGAAATGAGCGTGAAGGCCATGGCCGCCATGCCAGCCCATTACGCCCGCGACATCCTGGGTAGCGTGGCCGGCAGTTCCGTGGCCGCCGACCGGCGCACCTACCTGACGCCGAACCGCGTCACCGCAAACATCGCCGACAGCGGCTACTACCTGGCCGGCCAGCAGGCCCTGGACCTGAACGTGGCCGCGAACTGGGACACGACGACCCCGGATTACACCAACCCGGCCAACCGGGCGGGCATGGATATCTACCGCTATGCCGTCAATAACGGCGGCGCGCTCAAAGTCATCCTTTCGGCCAACAGCACATACCCGAGCGGCTACACGGCCAGCACCTCCCGAAAAATTGGCGGCTTCCTTTGCGTGCCGCTTTCCTACGGCGCGATAAGCGGCCATACACTGACGGGTTTCATCACAGGCGACATCATCCCTGGTACGATCTGGGACCTAAAACACCTCCCCGATTGCGCCTCGCCCGAGGGGATGACCTACGACGCAGGCATCCGCCTCTGGGCGGATGTGTTCGGCAATTCTTTCGTCGGCGGAAAGCTGGTTTCCACCTTCGGCGGCACCTTGGTCGACGGCACATCCAGTCCCGCGCTCCACTGGAACAAAGGGGCACAGCTTCTTGCCGCAGTCGGCAAGCGCCCGCCCTGGCACCATGAGTTCCAGTATTTGTCGCTCGGCAGCAACCAGGGAACCAATATCTCCACCTCGGCCGATCCTAATATGGCCGGCGCATTCGTGGACACGTCCGGACGCCGCATGGTTGCCAACAACGGCTGTGAAATGATGGCTGGCGGCATGTGGTGGTGGGCTCTGGATATGGCTTCGTCCGGCACGTCCTCCTGGAAAAATGGCTTCGACGGTAATGATTCAGGTGTCGCTGGACAGATGTATATGGAACCAAACCGTGCGCTCGTTGGTGGGCCTTGGTCGAATGGGGCGATTTGCGGTTCGCGCGCGCTGCTTGTGTATTACGGTCCGCTGGCGCTCGCTGCGAATTTCGGGGTGCGCGGTGTCGCGGAGCCGTTGGCCGTATAACGACGGTTCGCAATGCGTCTCGCGCCGCGAAAATTTGGCTGATGCGTCTCCCGTGCGCTCGTTGGTGGTAATTGGTCGAATGGGGCGATTTGCGGTTCGCGCGCGCTGAATGTGAATAACAGTCCGCTGACGCTCAATGCGAATTACGGGGTGCGCGGTGTCACGGATACTGGATCGGGCCACGACTCCAGGCTGGACGCATCGGCCCTGCCCGGTAGGCCGCACGGCCGACAGGCAAAACACACGACGGAGGGGGCGGGGAGCTAGTAGGCGCAGGCCGAACGCTCTCCAACCCGATGACAACACATGAAACGACACGGCAATCTTTTTGAACGCATCGCTGACATGGACAATCTGCGGCTGGCCCACCACAAGGCCCGGCGCGGTAAATCCTGGCATAGCGCCATTGTGCGTTTTGATCAGGACGTCGAGGGCAATCTGGCGGGCATCCGGAAAGCGTTGCTGGAAAAAACCTTTACGACGTCGCCGTACAGCTTGAAGACGATCCACGAACCGAAACGCCGGACCATCTTCATACTGCCGTTCGCGCCGGACAGGATCGTGCAACATGCCGTCATGAACGTGCTGGAACCGATCTGGGACGGCCTCATGATTCCGACGTCCTACGCCTGCCGCCGGGGCCTGGGCGTCCACGCCGGCAGCCGCAAGGTCATGGAATACGTGCGCCGCTACCGCTATTGTCTGCAAGGCGATGTCTCGAAGTTCTACCCGTCCATGGATCATGCCGTACTGGCGGAAATCGTGCGCCGCAAAATCAAGTGCCCCGCCACGCTGTGGCTACTCGATGACGTCATCCATTCCGTTGACGGCGGCAAAAACGTGCCCATCGGCAATTTTTTGAGCCAATGGTTTGGCAACCTTTATCTCAACGAATTGGATCAACACCTCAAGCATCGCTGCCACGTCAAATCCTATATTCGGTACTGCGACGATTTCTGTCTGTTCCATGACGACAAGGCCGTGCTCCGCGATCTGGCGGGCGTGATTCGCGACTTCGTGGCCGACCGGCTCAAGATGTGCTTGAGCCGGCTGAACCTGTTCCCGGTGTCCCAGGGCGTGGATTTCCTCGGCTACCGCCATTTTCCCGACTACATCCTGCTCCGCAAGCGCACGGCCAAGCGGGTCAAGGTGCGGCTGCGGTCGCTGCCCGGTCTGCTTGCCTCGGGGCGGATCAGCCCCGAACAATATCGATCCTCGATTGCCTCCACGCGCGGTTGGATCAAGTGGGCCAACAGCCACAATCTGGCCCTGGCCGTGGAGTTGGAAAAACTGTGGAGGTGTACGCATGTCGCCGAAACGATTTGCGGACTTTGCCCAGGAAGAGGGGCCGCTTGACGGCGAGAAGGTCAAGCTCGACTCCGTTTTAAATCTGGAAGTTCTGGTCACGGGGTTCAAGGTCAAAAAAAGCAAGTACGGGGCAAGCAATTCCGGGAACTGCCTGACCGTCCAATTCGAGCAGGCCGGCGCGCGCAAGATATTTTTCACCGGCTCCGAAGTGCTCATGCGCCAGTTCGAGAAATACGGCGGCGAAGTGCCGTTTCTGGCGACAATCAAGCGTATCGACAGATATTACACACTATCCTAGGGGGTATTATGCAGGGGTTCCCGAAGACGATCAGCTTACGGCAGGACATCGTCAACTTGCTGGCCGATCCGGCGTACGCGGCCCCGGCGCTGGCCCTGGTGCAAACGCTCATGGATGAGCGCTACGGCTGGGTGCCTTTGGGCGAAGTCCCGCTTGCCGACACGGTAACGGCCATCGCCGGGCACCGTGTGCTGACGGACTACGATGACCGGGGAACAGCCACGGCCCGACACTTGTCGCAATGGATGGTCGACCCGAACAACGCCCTGACCCGGATGGGAATTACCGTTGCCGAGGCCGTGGCCTGGGGTTGCGCAGATCGGGCCGTGCCGCCGCCGGTCGACGATGTGGCCGCGCTGCGAATGACGGCCGTGGCCCGGCTCGACGCTTGGACCGACGCCCGGATGTTCGGCACGTTCACCGACTCCAAAGGCGTGACTTATAAAGCAAACGCCGCTGTTCGTCAATGGATGACCGGGCTTGAATCCAAGCTGGCCGGCGGTATGACGCTGCCCGATGGTTTCGTCTGGGACGACGCCGACGGCAATCATATTCCGCACACCACCGAGACATTTAAGGCGCTGACCACCGAAATCACGTTTTGGACCGATGCCCTCTACCGGACCTGCACGGCCGCCCAGGCCGCCGTCAAAGCCGCCGGCGACGCCCTGGCCATCGACGCCGTGCTACTGGGGATTGTCTGGCCGTAGGCGCGCTCGGCGCGGTCCCAAAAAGCGAAAGCCCCTGGCGGATGTCGGGGCTTTCGCTTTTTCCGGTGGCACCACTCGGATGTCGCCGGCATCCAAAAGCGTCAGATCGGGATGCCGACGACATCCGCAAAAATAACGGTTCCGCTGTCAGGGTCTTTTGCTTCCGCCGCCTCCCCGCTATTGTTTCCCTATGTCCTCACCATTTGACCCTCGCGCCTGGCTGGCGCGCAAGGGGTGCGTCGCCTCACTGGCCGCCGACGGCTCGGTGCAACTCCTGTTTGACGAATACATGCGACGGGAGGTCCGGGAACGGATTCGCCGCATCATCCGCAATTGGGACGGCCTGCTGCGACTCCAACTCGACGTGCCGCCGGGGACACGCCCTAGAACCGTGCAACAGTTGATGGCGGCGGGGCGGATACGAATCAGGGATGGGCGGTATGTGGTGACGCTGAAGGAGTAGGGCAGGTATAGGGTATTGCGGTTTGGTTGTTTCCTTGTCGAAAGCTTATTGATAATATGTATAATGTGTATCGAAACAAGGAATCTCTCTCTGGGGCTTGTGAACCTTAACAAGATTGGGGGATACATGGATCTAGATAAATGCTTTGCGGAGATGTCGATCGAAGATGTGCTTTATCATATTGATATTGCAGTCGTACATTTAAGGGCAAGAGCAAGGGGAGAAGACATAAAAAAACGTTCTGAAAGAACAACAGAAACTCAGGTGGGAAACGGGGTGACCATAAACCTTATAAATGAGAGGCCTTGGGCTCCAGCTGACGAAGCTTTGTACCCCCTCCCGACGAAGGGGATTGTTGCCATAATCTCTGTAGCTGCGAAGAATTTAGAGGGGCGTATGGAATAGGTTGGCGGGCTCTGAAAATAAGAGGCGGCTTCGGTCGCCTCTTATTTTATCGACAAACCCCATTCCAAAGCGCCGTCCCCGCTCCGACGGGCAATACCTCGACGCTGGCCCAGGCCCCGGCCTGAGCGATCTTGGCGCATAAAAACTTCTGGTACATTTCTGGTTTCTTGCCCTGATCTTCGGCATAGACGGTCAGTCGTGGCGGATCGATAGCAGCGACGACAACGGCCTGGACACCGGGCAGCGTTTTGACGGCGTCGGCGGCGTGTTGGAGCGTGTCCTCGGTGATGGTCTTGGGCGGGTGGAGGGTGTTGTTGACTGTCCAACCAAAGAAAAGGAGCGCGGCCAGAAACGCGCCGATGCCGAGCTTGATCCGCTTGTCCCAACGGGCAGGCAGCGGTTTTGTCAAAATGCCTGGCGTTGGCGCTGTCGGCTGACCGTCGAGCCGCGCCCCACAGACGGGGCAAACGACCGTGCCCGCCACGTCCTCGGGGCGAAAGTCCATACCACAAGAGGGGCAGTATATAGCGTTGTCGCCCATGCACACCTCCCGTCTCACATCTCCATACAGAGCATCACAATCCTGCCGACTATGGCAACTCCGCCTTCTGCCCCTCTTCCAGCCGGTATAGCCGGGGCGTTTCCGGCCGTCGCCACAAATTCCGGACCATTGAGGCCGATACGCCACGTCCGGAGGAGCAGTGTCCTGCTGACCTCTACGATATACGAGCGTCCGTCGCATTCATCCGTCTGTCCCAGATCGAAAACGGCCAACCCCTGTGCCGTTCGCAAGCTGCGGACTTTCGTTTCGTCAGCCTGCCAGCGTTTGAGCCGCTCGCGTGGCAATGGCAGTCCAGAGCCGGTCAGTTGCAGATTGCCGTCGGCGTCGAGTTTCCCGCGTACTTCCAGGGCTAAAACGTATTCCGCGTAATGGTGCACCGGCAGTACCAGCCCCGAGGCGTTGGTGACGATCCCGGCCGCCGGATACTCGCTATAAACTTCTTCCTGCCCGTCAGAACTAAAAACAGCCGTCGCCCACTTTTTGGATGGGTCTTGGTTGGCGAGGGTAGAAGCTCCAGGCATCGTCTTCGTCCTCGTCCCGGTTTTTATAAACTGTCGATCAAAGCCGGGTGCTGCCTCAAGTTGTTCAAGCCAATCAAGGGGAACGGTGTCGCGCTTGCGGACCTGCGAGATGGCGGACGCGGAGATCCCCAGAATGCGGGCCAGGGCGGCATCGGTTTTCAGGCCAAGCTCCTGCCTGATTCTATCGATAACAACGGAAGCGGAATCTTTCAACTAAACTCCTATATTTAATACTATAATTAAGTCTACCTAAATAAAATGAGAAAAAATGTTGACACAAACTAAAGTTCCTCTTAAGTATGAGTCAACAAATTAGCTCAAGTATGTGAGCGCGGGGTAAGTCCTCATGAACGGCATTGTCATACTAAGTCAAGGTGAAATCGCGGCCTTTTCAAACCTGAAAGACGAGGGTGGTCAGGCCGCCGCCTTGGCGGCGTTTGTCTCCTATAAGGGGCTGTCGAAGGTTAAACTGGCCGGAGTGCTTGGAGTGAGCCAATCCATGGCCAGCAAGATTGTCACAGGGCGCGAAGTCCCTAAAGGTCGTGTTGCACAACTCGCGGCGCTTGGAATACCTGAATTTTTACTTCCTCCTGCGGGCTACGTTTCCCGCGACGACGCGGAGGTCAAAGCCGCATGACCTCCCGTAACCCACCCGTGCGCCACGGCGCAAACTTCCCGCAGGCCGCGTCCGTCTCCACGGTTTCCCGTCCGCCGGCGGGGCAGTGCTTCACCCATCCCCGGTCGTCCTGCCGACCCTCCAGGTTGCACACCCATTCGATGCAATCAGCGCAACGTGTGAGTTGTTTTCCGCTTTCCATGTTTACAGATTGTCAATGTAGCTTAACGCCTTCCACGAGATAGAGAGAGGGAAATCTATGGCCAGGGACTTCGATTCGCTCATCGCCGTGTTGCATGCCGACGTGCTGGACGCGCCAAGCGGCCTGACCCCGCACGCGATCGCCGAGAATCTGGGGTTCAAGCGCTACACCACGTTTATGAACCAGTTGGAGCAGCAAGAAGGGTTCAAGCTTGACGCCAACATGGTGTTGCCGGTCAGCCTTCAGGCCGGTTCCAAGCGGGCGCTGCATTACCTGGCCGACCGTCTGGGTTGTGTGGTCATCGACCTGCCCGAGGCCGTGCTCGGTATGGAACCGCTGTCCATGCAGGCCATCCAGTCTGTCAAGGAAGTCGGCGATGTCATGGAGGCCTACCTCAAGGCGGCCGGTGACGGCACGATCGACCGGGGCGACAAAAAGGACGTTCGCAAAGAAATTTACGAGGCCGTAGCCGCGCTGATGACGTTCGCCAAGTCATTGGAGGCGGTCTAGCCATGGTGTCGAGACCTGGCCAGGGAGGGGCGATTGCCGACAGCCGCGGCATCCTCCCCGCGGCTGTCGGTTTGGGAGCCGAGGGCGGGATTTGCGTCCCGTCCCCTGGCGAGGTCTCGACGCCAAAGAGTGACCTGGCGGGCGCGAATCCCCAGTCGCGAAACACAGACGGCGCGGGCGATCTTCCTCTGCCCGCGTCCGTCCGTCCCGTGGTCCGGGAGCGCATCATCGGGCGTTGGCCGTTGCCGGGCGTGTTTCCGGTTGTGCGCGGCGACCGAGTCAGCGTGCATCGCCGGGTGGGCGTTTGGATTGTCACCCGCGTCAAGGACATCGTCTGGAACAAACACGGCTGGGCGGCGGACTGCATCTCGGCCGGCATCGTGCCGCTCGGCAAGGTCGCGCGGCGGGAGGTGGAGCGATGAGCATGTACGAGTGCCCGTATTGCGGCGAGAATATTTTAAGCGAGGATATTGAAGAATTCCACGGCGGCTACGGCGAAGACGAGACGCAACATTTCGACGTCACCTGTTCGCATTGCGCCAAAGACTTTGAGATTACGGCGGAGATCCGCGTCGAATACACGCTTGTCGCTAAAGCAGGGGTAGCGCCGGAGCCGAAAGACCCGGACCCCGCCGTTGTGGCCGCGTATTTCAGGCTGACTCCGGAGCAGGTCCGTGTCGATCCGAAAGGCACGGTTTGCAACGTCTGTCGCCGCCCGATCGCGGATTGCGGCTGTACGGCCAAGGATTACATCACAGCCGGTTACCGCGTGGCCCAGGAATTTCCCGGAATCCGCGTCACCTGTCCCGATTGCTACGGAGGTTTCCATGAGCGTGCAGCTTAATATCGACCGTAAGTTTGCCACAGCCGAGGCGGCGCTGGCCGATCTGGTGACTGATCCATTTCTCACCGGCTCCCAGCGCCTCGCCGTGCGCGGCTGCCTGGGCAGCATCCAGGGGGTGGTCATGATGCGGCGGCATGCGCTGCTCCGCGCCGTGCCTCCCCGGCGGCTGGCTCCGGTGGTCGATTTCCGCGAACGGCAATTGCCGACCGGCGACCGGGACGAAGGAGGGTGCCCCGATGCGGCTTGATGACGCTTTCGCGATCATGTGGGCGGTTCTGGGGTTTGCCGCCTTGGCCATCTGTGTCGACGTGTTGGTCTACAGGCTTTGTCATCGGCGCGGCGTGGTCGGTCGACGCGTCAAGGTGTCCCGCGAAACGGCGGCGCAGTTCGACCAATAAAGGAGGGGACATGCAAGGCGCACCGGCAAATCTCATGGATGCGGACAAGATCCACAATGACGCGCTTGAGGCCATGGCGACGGCAGTACAGGCGGAATCAAGGCTACGGCGAAAGATGATCTTGAAGGCCATTGTGTTTGACCTTGGGGCAAGACGCGCCGCCAGGGAGTGCGTGGAAGCCCTGGACCGTTTCGATGCGCTGACCGAAAAAGCCAGGGCGTTAGGGGCGTCGCTATGACCATGCCGTCCGTCACCATCCCCCGCAACGATCTGCTGGCCGCGCTGGGCCGGACGTCCTTCCAGGCCGGCAAGCTGGCCACCCACGCCCTGGGTTGCGTCTGGATCACGGCCACGGGCGGCGGTCTGACTCTGGCCGCCACCGACGGCACCCTGGACGCCTCGTGCCGCATCCTCGCGCCGGGAAAGCCTGTCACGCCGTTTGCCTGCGGCGTTCCGGCCGGCCAGTTCCGCAAACTGGTGGAACGCCTGCCCGACGCCCCGGTGACGCTCGCCCTGGACGTGTCCGGAGACAAGCTGCGCGTCAAATGCGGCCGCAGCAATTCCGGCATCCCGGTGCGCGACGTCGCCGATCGGCCGACCGTGGAGATGCCTCCGGACACGCTCCATGCCGTGCCCAAAGGGCGGCTGGCGGCGGCCATCGCCCGTGTGGCCTTTGCCGCCGGCGACGAGGAACTGGAGCAGGTCCGGTTTACGCCTCCCGCCGACGACGTCGGCGGGTTGTCGATCGAAGCCGTGTCGCAAAACGCCTATGCCCGAGACCGCCTCTTTCGGCCCGAGGGGGGCACGTGGCCCGGCATTGTGCCCGAAGCCTTCGGCGTCGACCCGGCCCGGATTTCCGGTACGGTCAAATGGCTCGAAACGGCCACGCGCATGGCAGTCACGGAAAAGCGTGTGTTTTTCGCCGACGACCTGGGCTGGTGGTCGCTGCCGGTGCGGCGCGGGATATGGACCGACGCCGGAAACGCCATGGTCTCCAAGCTGTCTATGCCTGACGTGACCCATATCGACATCGCTGTATCCGAACTGGCCTGTGTCTGCGATCGCCTGGGCATCGTGCTGCCCGAAAAAAGCCGGGCCGTTTTGCTTGACGCGTCTCCGGGCGGCATCACGTTCACGGCCGACGGCGGCCAGGGCGTGGAGATCGCGGACGGCGCGCGGCTGGTTTCCGGCAAGCCCGTCAAGGTCGTCATCCCGGCCCAGGATTTCGGCGCCCTCGCGTCCCGCGTTCCGGGCGAACGCCTCCGGCTGACGCTTACCGGATGGGACGGCCCCATGGGCTTCCAGGCGCTCACCGATGCCGGCGACCCCGACCCGTCCTGGCTCGGCGTCATCATGCCGCTTATGGCTCCGACGCCAACCCAATTTTCCGAATGGGAGGATGCGGCGTGAAAAAGGTTAAGAAGGCGGAAATCATCACAATGGAAGAGTTCCGCTCCCGCGTCCGCGCGCAAGGGGTCCCCAGGGAATTCTGGGCGTTCGTCTGTCCGATCTGCGGCACCGTGCAGTCCGCAGAAGACCTCTGTCGTACCGGGGCCGGTGATAGCTTCAAGGATGTTACGAAGTTTTTGGGTTTCTCCTGCGTCGGGCGTTTTAAACCGCAAGGCAAGGACGCCTTTACCGGGAAGCATATTCCCGGAGACGGCTGCAACTATACGCTCGGTGGATTGTTTACAATCCACACTCTGACCGTCGTGGACGATGACGGCAAGGAGCATCCCTATTTCGCCATCGCCACCCCCGAACAAGCCCAGGCCCATATGCGAGAGATTGAGGCGGCGGACGCCAAGCTTTTGGAGGTCGCGTCATGAAAGAGACGGGAATCCTCTTCAAGGCCGACATGGTGCGGGCGATACTGGCCAAGCGCAAGCGCGTGACACGGCGCGTGATCAAGCCGCAGCCACATGAATGCAAGACGCGCCTACCCTATGTCGAGTCAGTGGACGATTACTGCACTGGCGCGCCGAAAAAGGGTGCGGCGTATTACGCCCGCATCGGGGGCTGCTGGAACAGTACGGAGCCGTTCCGGCGTCCGTACGCTCCTGGCGACCGGATTTGGGTGCGGGAAGCCTTCTACGATGCGGGCTACTCCTTCAGTACATATCCCGAGGACGACGACTGGAGTGGGTGGCATGCAGCCATGGTAGCTTGGTATGCAACCGATGGCGTTCCTCCTGTGATGGGGAAGAACGACTGGGGTACGCCGGAAGGGTTTCACGAGGACCGAAAGTGGTTCCCTATGTGCGGGGAATATTTCTGGAGATCACGACCGTCCATCCATATGCCCCGTTGGGCCTGCCGCCTTGTCCTGCCCATCGTCTCTATCCGCGCCGAACGCCTCAAGGACATCACTGATGAGGATGCCATCGCCGAGGGCGCGCGGTTCGTGGATTTCGGCCGCAATCGGTATGGTCAGCAATTGCCTGGCTGGTCCCTGCGCGATCCGTTCCCCAAAACATCGGACCAGTGCCTGCCGTCGCCGCGCTCCGCTTTCGCCAACTACGTCAACGAATGCTACGCCGGCCCCAACTGGAATCTGAAACCGGACGGCGACCTGTTCGAGAAAAACCCCTGGGTATGGCGCATCGAATTCGACCCGGAACCGGTCGCCTCGACGGTGAACGTCGGCGGCGTTGAAACGACAAAGGAGGCGGCATGCCACGCGTAACCAGTCCACGGGAGATCAGGGACGATGGCCGTCGTTGGGTAGCCGTATCCCTTGCCGCCTATCTCTATGGCTGCTGCCCCAACACCATGCGCGAAATGGCTGACAGGAGGCTCGTCAATGTCCGGACAACGCCCGGCGGGCACCGGCGTATCGACAGGGACAGTCTTGAGGCTCCATCCCTGCAGGACGCCGACCGCAACGTCGCACTTGATATCCTCAAGGGGATGCGTACATCATGAGCACATGCGGATATACCCACGAGAAGAGGCCGGTGGCACGTGGTACGTTGAGTTCGATCGCGGGAAAAGGCGATCACTGCGTACCAAAGACGCCAAGGAAGCCGAACGCCGATTTGTCATCCTGCAACGCGAGATGGCCATGGGGCACCTTGTGCTCATGGACAAGGGCTCTGATAAGTCTCTTGGCGACTATAGGGATGAGCTTGTTGCGTGGGCCGAGAAAGGCGGCCAAACGGATTCGACCGGTCGGGCCAACAGACTGGCCCTGGACCAGCTCATCAATGTGGCGGGGCGAACGATCCACCTTGATCGTCTTGGGCGTAAACATATCGATCTGCTCGTAGCGGCATGCAGGAAACGCAAATGCTCGCAACGATCTATCGACACCTATCTGCGTCATTGCAAGGCCGCTCTCAAAGTGGCCGTGGATTGGGAGTACGTCAAAACCAATCCTTTCGCCGCGATCAAGATCAAGAAGCGCAAACCCGAGATACGTCCACATCTACAACCCGGCACCTTCTCGAAGTTTCTCATGTCCATCGAGGACATCATCTGGCGTCGCGTGTTGGCGCTTTATTGCGCCACGGGCAGACGACGCAAGGAACTGCTCGGGATCAAGGTCAAGCACGTGGATATGGAGACGAAGCGTTATCAGATCGTAGACTCGAAGACGGACGAGTCCAAGCGTTGGTATCCCATGACCACGGCTGGGGTGGCTGCGTTCGAGGCCTTCGGCCCGTTTACGGACCCGGAAGCCTATCTGCTGCCGCATGTTCATGTCGACACGATTTCGGACAAGGCCAAGTTCTATCTCAAAGCAGCAGGGTATCCAGATGTGTCACTGCAAGGCCTTCGCGTGTCATTTGGCGTGGAGTATCTAAACAATGGCGGCAACCTCTACGCCCTCAAGGAACTCCTCGGGCATGCGGACTACACGACGACCGAGCGCTACTATTCGGACCTGACGCCTGGCTACCTGGAAGAGGAAGCAGCCCGAGTGTCGTTTGGCGCGTTGGATTTAACGGGAAGCATCCGGAGCGTGAAATAGCGAATCAGGCTGACGCTTGTAACCAGAATGCACCCACCCCCATTGGATCGCTAGGTAGTAAGCCAACCCCCGTTTCCTTCGTAATCAGCAGGTCGAGTGTTCGAGTCACTTCGCTGGCTCCAGGAAATTCAGGCACTTAGGTTGAAACCTAGGTGCCTTTTTCTTTGTTTTTTTTGTTTTGGTGGCAGTTATGGGGGCAGTATGGAATGTGTAAGCCCGTGAAGGCAGGTGTTATGACTTTGCCCATGTCCCCGCCTCGTGTCGCCCTCCCTGCCGAGGTTCGCACTCAACACCAAGCCCTGCCTAGCCCTTACGACCTCTCAAGAAAAAAATAAGCTCAATACGGCAAGGGGCCGCCTTCTCCGGTGGGCGCACGACAGCGCAATGGCGTTGATAAACGCAATCAACACCAAATATACACAATATAGCTATTTACATTGTTTTGACTGCCATCCAGTTTCTAACGCCTCGTTAATAGCGCTGTACAAAGTATCGATTGCTTCTTCTTTTATCCCAATACTTCCCATGCTCCCATCTTCGCATTCGTACCTCAGTAATAGCATTTTCTGACTCTGAGAAATAATAGGCTTTAAGAATTTCGAAGCAAAAGGGTTAATGCACCTTGCTTTGTTCATGGCAAACTCCTAAGTATGTTTTACATGCATCTTGCCATCTTTTATAGTGAAATGCTTAGACAATTGGCGTTTATGTATTTCATTTATGAGAGTCGTATTATATAAATCAAAACTTATTGAAAATTTACTGATTTCAAGGTTATTTATAATCGCTATATAAGTGACAGGCAAAGACTTAACCTGATAATGCTGTGTGTTGTATCAAATGCTATATTGTTTAATGTGGTGTAAATTCCTGTGTACAAATTTATAGCACGAATAGAGAAAAAAAATTCTGGGGACAACTAGAAGAAGTTATAGGTATGCCTAGGTACGGGAGGAGGGGGGGTATCGACGCGGACTAAGGAGAGGCCAGTGGTCTGTTTCAGCTGTGTACACCTAGTTGTGATTGGACTTCTGTATAATTCGTGGGAATTTGTATTTCAACCCCTGTTGTTGATGTGGATATCAATGGTTTGTACTCCATAAGTGAATGAGCATCGTTCTTTAATGGATAAACTTAAAAATATAGCATATTAGAATTTGGTAAGGCAACTATAAGAAATCATAGATATTTTTTTTATATAATTTGATTTATCTCTGTGTGACCAAAGGAGGCACACATGCTGATAGAGTCTAGAAGCAATGAGTATCTGAAGAGTGGGGGTGGATATGAACAAGGTTTGGAATCTGTATGCAAAGTGGACGCACGTGTCATTTGTGACGACACGATAACGCTTGCGTATGAATTGCGCCACAAGGTGTTTGCTGAAGAGTTGGGGTGGGTGCAGCAAAACGATAATGGCCTTGAACAAGATGCTTATGATAAATATGCAGAGCATTTTGGAGTTTTTAAAAATACGAACATTCTGTCGTATCTGCGACTTGTCACGCCTGATTACCGGTTTATGTTGGAAAAAGAATTTTCTAACTTGGTATCTCCAGGGTATGTCCTTAGAAAAGACAGTGACACACGTGAAGTTTCTCGTTTATGTGTGGATTTTGATGAACGTTCGACAAGGTTTTGCACTGATATAGGACAACTTGGCGTGTCAATGTTTCTATATCGCCGCGTTTATCAATGGTGTGCTGAGTTCAATGTTCGATATTTATATCTAGTGGTTGAATATAAAGTGTTTAGGCTTTTAAAAATGCTTGGATTTCCGTGTGCACTGATTGGTGAACCCACGAGAATGTCAGATGGTATTGTGGCTGCTGCGGCAATAATGGACTGGAGAGACTTCGAGGACAGAAATCTTCTTCAAAAGCCTGAGTTGATAGCTTGGTTTAATCAATATCAAGTAGCCCAAGATGAGTTGCCACCGCAATAGCTTGGGGGCGGTTTACAACATCAAGTTTTTTCATGATATTGTAAATGTGGAAGTTGACAGTGCTCTCGCCTATCTCAAGTATTACAGAGATGTCCCATGAACTTTTCCCTCTCTTTAACCATTTTAGGACTTCATTTTCACGTCTTGATAACACCTTTTTGTTGCATTCAATTCTGCGCTCTTCAACTATGCGCGATGAGGCTAAATGTATGTGAGGGACTACTGTTTGTAAAATGGATATTACTCTCGAATCATATGTGTTGAATTTTCCAGAAAAAGAGTAAAGACTTGCCGTTTTGCAAAAACCGAACGGCCTCATTCCAAAGGTATATCCGTGTATGATGCCAAAATCAGACGCCAATGATGCAATTTTTGGGGATTGCTTGAACTTCTTGTAGGTAAAATCCCAATACTGCGGAGTAAAATGTGTAAAATGATTTTGCACAATGACATCAATTTTGTTGAAGTCGTTTTCTTTATAGATTTTTAACCATTCATTCGGGTAATTAATATTGATAAGTTCATATGATACAATATCGTTGTTGTTTAAGCTTGCAAGGCCTGATGTCGATTTGTCGAATGGTATAAGGTTTTTAAGTAGCGTGAATATATGCCTATAATCATTTTCTGAATCGCAATGCAGGCATTTTGCGGTAATTTCAAGTAATTCAAGGGCACAACTGCTTGAAATATTTGCGAGATGGCCTTGTAAATCATCGTGTGGCATACGATTTCAACCGTGGGGAGGCAAAATATTCCATTGTCGAAAAGTCGACTTCTGGTCTCAGTTGAAAAAGCCCTTCGACATTACTTCAGATGTGGCGCTGTGTAGATGCTCTCCTATTTGGAGGATGCGCTCCCATCAAAATGTCCCAGCCTCACGCTCGTTGACTTTCCAGCGAACTGGTTTAGCCACCAGCCAAGGTAATCCTGGCAACCTGGGGTCGCAGGGATTGGACTCGCAAAGCGCTTCGCAGAAGTGCGTTTACCTCCTCCGTGTCCCTCCCTGTTGGTAGCCGCCCACCCAATCGTTGGCAAGCCTAAGGATATCGCGTAGTCTTGGATGGGGTACACTTTTCACTGTTCAGAGAAAGTTTTTTTGGGAGGCTAGTGGCTGTCCTGGATCGGCATTCTCGCCAAGGGGGATAGAGAGGAATGTCTGAGGCCTTCAACTCCGGGGGCATCTTTCTTGGTCCGGGAGCCAGGGCAGGAAGGCGGGGCGATTGTCGGGCGTTGCGTGTGGGCGTGGGCAGACATTGCAGGTAAATAAAAAACAATAGAGACTAGAACCATAACCGTTTTTAAAAGGGTTAAATTCAACATGCGAACAATATCTTGTTTTATTTCAGCACTATTACTGGTGTTATTGAGCGGGTCAAAAGCTCACGCTTTTATAGCTGTCTTCGAGAAAGCCATCTCTGGCGATACATTATTAGTTAGGGAAGAAAAAACGGATTCTCCGGTCATTGTCCGACTCTATGGAATAGATGCACCAGACGAAGGGCAGTTAGGGTTTGACACTGCAAGGGAATTTCTCTCTAGCGAGATGAAAAGAACAAACACTTATATACATATTGTGCCGGCTAAAAAAGGATACGATGTTTTCGGCAGGGTTCAAGCCTTTGTGTTTAAAGATAATGTTTCAATGAACCACCTCGTCGTTAAAGAGGGGATGGCTATGGTTTTGGGTAATAATTGTACGCTAAAAGACTGTGAAAACATTATACATGCGGAACAAGAAGCCAAAGACCAAAGAAAAGGGATTTGGTGGTTAGGCGATGCAGATAAGCCGTGGATAGAAAGAGACAAGAGTTATGTTCAGTTTATAAATAAGAACGAAGGGTACTACGAGGGCATTTTTTATTTTAAGAATGCAGACGGAAAAATTGTAGCGGCTGACCCTGCGATTAGGTGTGTCGTATATGAGGCACCACCGCCACCGCCAACAAGAATTTATGTACCTGTGCAGGCGCAGCAACAACAGCAACAGCAGCAAGTCAACATTATAATTAAAAAATAACTATGAAAAGTTTCTCCAGGCCGAAAACATGAAAAGATTGCTTCTGACCATCATCTTGGTCGCTATCCCCGTTTTGTCTTTTGCCGTGACTGACGCCGAGATTCGTGACGTCATAATCAAGGAGTCGCTCCAATCCTACCCCGGCAACTGCCCTTGTCCGTACAACACCATGAAAAATGGCCGAAGCTGTGGCGGTCGAAGCGCCTACAGCAAGCCGGGCGGTCGTTCTCCTCTCTGTTACCCTAAGGACGTTTCCGACCAGATGGTTCAAGCCTATCGCACCAAGCACAATCTGAAGTAGGTGAGTATGAAGCGCCTTCTCCTTGTCCTCTGTCTCGTCCTGCCGTGGTCACCGGCCTTTGCCTACGACCTCACCCTTCACGACACCCCTGTCAGCGTTTATTTCAGCCCTAAGGGTGGCGCACAGGATGCCATTGTTGACGCCATAGGGCAGGCCAAGCAAAGCGTTTATGTGCAGGCGTATAGTTTTACGAGCGCCCCAATAGCCAAGGCCCTGGTGGACGCGTCGAAGCGCGGCGTAAAGGTTGAGGCGGTCTTGGACAAATCACAGCGAACGGCGACCTACACCGGGGCCACCTTTCTAAAAAACGAGGGCATCCCGGTCTACATAGACGCGGCCCACGCCATCGCGCATAACAAGGTGATGGTAATCGACGGGCAGACATTAATCACGGGATCGTTCAACTTCACCAAGGCGGCGGAAAACTCCAACGCCGAAAACCTCCTCATCATTCGAGACGTCGGCTTGGCCAAGCTCTACCTGGACAACTGGCAGAAGCACCGGGAGCATTCGGAGGCATATTGATCCGCGCGCGCCTGCTCTGTCGCGTGGTTCTCTTCACCCTGGCCGCCGTCGCAGCCTTTTACCTGTTTCGCCCACAAGAGGACATGGGGGGCTGGGTACGGGGCACCGTGGCCGAGGTTGTGGACTGCCGTACTTTCGGCTTTCAACCGGACGGCGAGGACTATTGGTTTACAGCCCGCATTGATGGCGCGGACTGCCGGCAAGGTAAAACCCTTGAGGTTGGCCAAGTTGTCGAGGTGCGCCAAATTGAGTTTGGAAAAGATGGAGTGATGAGGGCGACGGTGCGTCGGTAGGGCAGACCATCGTCAGCACAGGGGGCGCAGGCAAACTGGTGCCGCGCCTGTTGGGTGTCAGATCGTCGGGCGCTCGACGTATCGGACGGTCGTGGGGCGCGTACACATGGCCGTGTCGCTCAACTTATCACCGAGATACCCGCACGGGTATGGGTTCATGGCGGCCAGGGGTATGATAAACCTCAAAGAGGAATGTCAATTTATTGGAACCACTGTCCATTTTTTTTCATATATTCAACGATGCCATGTGCGTAATCAAATTCAGGGCCAACGCAATAGAAAAAAACAATGTTATGTTTTAAGATACATCGTGCGGCGCATTCGTACGGTCCAGTAGTAAATGTTACTATTGGATTTTTTACTTCAATATTTGTAACGCCCTTGCCAGTTGCAATATTATATGCATTTTGTTCGCACTGCCCATCCGCAAGATTCATTTCAGTGTAGCTACTTGCCTGGCTGGCCATGGCACGATTGGCCAAAAGTAAGCCTAAAAAAATCGCAGACGTGGCAACAAAAGTTTTAAATCCCAACCTATTCATGCGTAACCCTCGTTGTGTTTTTTTTGTCGGCTCAACCGGCGGTCAAGTGCATAGCAATCTTCAATTTATCAACTACAGTTATAAATGTCCCCAGAGGGATACCCTGTCAAGGCCTGACCATGTCGTACCCCACGGCCAGATGATGTCTTTTAATCGCATTGGATACTCCTGGAAGTTGGTAAAATTGAAGGTGGAGGTACTACAAACAGCGTGGGTCCCATCCTCGTCTTGGGGGGCATAGGGGTGGGGGTTATCAGCCTCCCCTATCCGTGTGTTGATGACCGGGGAGGGGGTGTAGTGTATCCGCATCCCGTGGGCATGGCCGTCAAGGACAACTTTGCCCTGACCGATCGTGACGTCGGCGTGACTGCACAGTTCTGTTCCTGTGCAACGACTCATCGCTGTCGGCCTACATCCCAAGTCCGCTATGTGACCCGAGTCGCACTAGGTCAAGGAAGCCATCTTGTGTCTTGCGATACATAAGCACAAGGTCTGGCTTGAGGTGGCAATCCCTATGGTCGCACCATTCGCCAATCAGTGCATGGTCGCGGTTGAACGATGGAAGCGGCTGGTCAGCGGCTAGAAGCCTGACGACGGCCAGAAGTAGCGCCTCGACATCCTTGCCGTGGGCGTCTTCGTCATGGCCCTGGCCGGCAATAGCTTTGATCTCAAATCGTTCCTTGGACGTTGGCGTGTAGGAGAAAAACAAAGCGCCCCCGAATCGTCTCAGAGGGCGCTTTGTTATCGTTCCTGCTGTCTTCTACTCAAAGACAAGTGCAGACTTTATCAAGTGTTGGAGAAACTTTTCAAATTCAACTTTGTCCCATCGATAGATACTAGGCTGAGGTGGGGCTTTCATATTCATGATATCTTCAATTAATTGTGTTGCACCATCTCCATGGATTTCAAAGTCATCCTTTCCAAGGGACAACTTGTAATATTTCTTACCATTCCTATATACTGTTACAGAAAATCCGTAGTTTATTTCTTTACTTTCCTCCGTCTCTATAACCTTGTCGCGAGGATTATAACGGCTCGCATAATTTTTCACAATGGGCCATGAGTCCTTCCCCGCTTTTGCTCTTTGATTGTCAAGGTCCTGTTTCTTTTTGTTCTTTCTGTTGAGTTGTTCTTTAAGAGAACTGTCTAGGTCTTTGAAGAAATCGTTAGCCGACATAACACCTGCGTTTATGCAAGTTCCTTTGTCCATGCTCTCTCCTTCTACAGTTCCGAAAGTTTCTTGATCCGCCCGTCCGTCACCATGCCCGACAGGGACAGCTTACCGGCCTTGAATAGCTCGAAGCGCGTCTTGCCCAGGACGCGGCGCACAAAGGCCGGTCCTCCTCGATCTTGATGGTGTCGGCTTGAATGTATCTCATGCCGGCCTTCTCGGGCAAGGCCGTGGTGTCCTTGGCCAGAAGCACAATGACAAGCTCCATCTGAGCCACTTTGACCGCCATAGGCCAAAACCGTAAGTCATCGGTCGAAGGGCTACGATTTCCGCTCTGGACAATGACCATAAAAATACTTTTTGACATTTATCGACCACTGTGCCACGTTTCAGCCAACGGAGGGCGGCACCATGAAAGTCATCGGTTACGCCAGGGTTTCCACTGACGAGCAGGGCGCAAGCGGGCTGGGCCTAGAAGCCCAAACCGCAAAGCTTAGGGCTTACTGCGATCTGTACGGCCACGAGATGGTGGAGGTCGTCACCGAGGCCGCCAGCGGAAAAAACCTTCGCCGCCATGGGTTGCAAAGCGTGCTTGATGCCCTTCGCGCCGGGAAGGCTGCCGGCCTACTGATCGCCAAGTTAGACCGACTGACGCGTTCTGTCCGCGACATGGGCGATCTTCTGGAACAGCATTTCAGTGGGAATGCCCATCTTCTCGTGGTGGCCGAACAGGTAGACACGAGCAGTGCCGGCGGAAGGTTGGTGCTAAACGTGTTGATGAGCGTGGCCCAATGGGAACGAGAAGCCATCGGGGAGCGCACAAAAGATGCACTGAAAGCCAAGCGGAGCCGTGGAGAAAAGACCGGCGGGGGCATCCCCTTCGGCTTCGATGTGTTGGCCGGCAAGCTGGTGGAGAACCCGGCAGAGCAGAGGGGCTTACGTCTCATCGAGAGTTTGAGAGCGAAGGGGCATGGTTACCATCGGATTGCCAACCAGATGAATGCCGATGGCATCTTGACCAAGACGGGCCGCGCCTGGACGCCCCCAGTTGTGCGTCAGGTCTATTTGAGGTCCATAAGTGAAGCAGCTTAAAGACGAGTTCGAATATAAAAGGCTGGTCGAGTTACTGCGCGAGGTTGGCCCCGAAAGCCTCGATAAGCTTGCCGGCCACCTAGAGCACGAGGGAGACATGGAAGATAGGACATTGTTTTCGGTCACACAGCTAGCGAAGCTGTCAGGAATACCCGCCACAACGGTAAGGCGATGGTGCGCCAATGGCACCATCAAGGCCAAGCGGATCGGGCTTCGCAAGTGGTACATCACGAAGGAAGAGATTGACCGAGTCCTGTCACAGCCAAGAGAGGACGACGCCCCGAGCGATCCGGGCGACTCGTAAATAAAACGGCCCCGGCAGGTGTTACGAGCACCGAACCAGGGCCTAACCAGTAACCCTACCCAATGGAGGTAGTGTCATGGCTACGCGCTCTTTAATGCAGCCTCGCGCCCGAGGCAACCTTACCACTTTGCCCGGATTCCAGGGCAAGCGCACAACTCCGCTTTTGGCTATTCAAACTTTTTGCCGTGTCTGCATGGGCGGCAACCCTTTGTTGGTTGGAGCCTGTGCGACGACCACGTGCAAGTTCCACCAGTATCGTTGCGGCACCATCGAAGCCGGCGCGGATCGTCGGTTGCTGCGCCTCATCAAATCGTATTGCGCCGAAAGCTGCCTTCCCCAGGAGGACGCGACCGCTTGCGTTGCCGGGCTGGCCTATCTTGGGATGGAAGGTTGTTCCCTTTGGCCGTACCGATGTGGCAAAAATCCTTTCTACTCGGCAGCGGCTAGGGAGAAGCGACGGGAGCAAGGGCGGAAATACGGTTTTGGAACAGTACAGGACACTGTTTCGCGCTCAAGAATAGACGGGAGCGACCCCGGCCATAGTTCTGGTCATTCTGTCCCCCAAGAGGGCTTTTTAGGTGAGATTCACCTTCGTAGTCCCCATGCCCAGGCTTCGCTATTTGGCCACGCTGAACCTTCCGCCAACACGTCCGAGCCGATGGAGGCTAGCCATGCGTAACTTCAATTTTTGGAATCTCTTCTCCGGTCGCAAGCCTATTGCTCTTGTCGGTGTACCCGAGGACTACGAAGAGCCCTCCCCTACGGAGCCGTTCTACCGTCGTGAGGCTCCGCAGAGCGTGCCCGGCAACGACGAACACGCAGACACCGCGACCACGGCCGATGTGCTGGAAAAGCTCGACCGCGTGGTTGCCCAAATGGACGAGATCAAAGGGGAGCTTAGCGACCTGAATCCCGAAGAGCGGGCATCCGTACATGACACCGTGACGAGGAAGGCTTTCAACTTGATCGTCAGCGTTACCCCGCCCATAGCGCCGGCCAACGAGGCTCCCAAAGATGAACCCGAAGAGGATGAGCCAGAATTCAGCGACGAACACCGCGCCAAGGTGGCGAAGCTTTACGAGTCCATTAGTGACGACATGAAAGAGGGCAGCAAATTTATTGACCAGCACTGGCGCAAGCTGTGCGCATTGGCGGACATGCTTAAGCCCGAAGAGGACGAAAGCGCTAACCCCGTGGGTTTACTACTGGCCGACGTCGCGGAAGCGTATATCCAGCGCGACGAACAGTTTTCCGTGCTTCCAGAATTGGCAAAACTGGCCAAGCTTGCCGGCTACCGAAAATCCAACAAGGGCTGTTTTGAAGAGGAAGCCGATGAGGAGGAATGCCATGCGTAGTTATATTTTTCGCTTCACCGACAACTGTGCCGAGATCGGCCGCGACTTATGGGCATGGTTCCGCCCGTCGTGGTCCGTGTCCTGGTTGCTGGCGTAGACCGTTCAAACTTTAATTTCTGTGATGAATTGCGGCCTGTCTCTCCGGGGATGGGCCGCTTTTTTTGCCCGGCAACGCCTCGTCAAATACGACATGTTTTCACTTCAAGGTTTTGTAAAGTGATGTTACCCGATCTTCATGCAACGGAATCCGAAACAAGAGAAGCCTTGGGCGATCCTTAAAGTCACCCGCCGTCAGTACGAGTCGCAGCGCCCATGGAAAAAGGCCGGCATTTCACGCGCTCGATTCGAGGGTTTGCTTGCCATCCTTCCCGAGGGCTTTGTCGATCATTGTCATCGAGACGCCGACGCCGAAAAGTTGATTACGTCGATGTTCGGAAATGAGACCCCGGAGCATTAACCAGGTCACGCCCTTTTGTCTCAAATCTACCAGTACAGGACGCCATTTCCGCGCGTAGAATCGACGTAAGCACCTCGCCCCATACAATCTGCCATCCCACACGGAAAACGCCTTCCTGGTCGTTAAAAGTCGGTTATGCATTCGCTCCACAAAATCCCTTGCCTTCCCCGGTATCGGTCCTACCTTTTGCCGATTAATTCTCATATTCCAGGCAGAGCCTTTTACGCCGGGAGCAGGCCCGATAAACAGGGAGGGTACTTATGCCGCCAAGGGGTTTTATCTGCAAGCGTTGTGGCCATTGCTGCCTTGAACTGAATGCCTGCGCGGCCAGCGTTTCTGGCACGGACTACAGGATGTGGAAACGTGCCGAGCGATATGATATTTTAGAATGGGTTTACGTGTTTTATAACAAAAAAGTTCCGGTCGGATACGACATTTGGGTCCATCCCGCCGAGGGGGAGAGCGCTCGGCGTTGTCCTTGGCTTCGGAAGCTCCCAAAGAAAGACGCTTATCGTTGTCGTATTGAAGATTTGAAGCCAGGACTATGTCGCGATTACCCGCCAACAATAAAACATGCCATTTTGACAGGTTGTCATGGATTTAACCATTTGCCACAAGAACAGCTGAAGGCGTTGATTGAGGCAGAGGAAGCAGATAGCATGAATGATAAAGATGATGCCGAAAAACAATGCCCTTACAACTTCGAGGCTCGGGGAGAACTTAAAAATCTTGTTTTTCTCGGTGGCCGGCTTATACCCCTCGCGCACATCAATGGGGTATCAGATGTCGAGTATGGGATTATATCCTTTGTCGATCTCAGTGATGGCACAAGAACAAAGGGTTATAGCTTTAAAACAAGTATAACCGGATATGTGTCTGTGGACTCGGAATTTGATGACGGCATTTCAATAGAATTTGAAACAGAAGAGGAAGCTGGGCTTGCTCGTAATGAATTGGTACGGCGCATTGAAGATTATTACGAGCGCCCTGTAGGCAGATCGGGCACACAACTCAAGGAGACGGAGTAGCCCCCGGCAGGACATACCGCCTGCCAACCAGCTTGATCTTGCCGAGCGCCAAGAGCTTTTGAACGCTTTTGTGTCCCTCCCGTAGCTGCAACGTCAGCAGCCGGTCATACCGCTTGGCCACGGCCTGGGCCTTTTTGATGTTCTCCGGGGTATGCCGCCGGTCGAACTTCAGGCGCACCACCCCCTCGTCATCAAGGGCAACCTCGCAACGTGTTTCGCGTTCCAGGAACACAAGAGGATCAAACAAGCTGGGCATGGTCGATTACGCCCACCGGTTCGGATTATATCGCAGAGGCTTGCCCCAGGAGGTGGAGACGTTGACCGCGTGGCCTCGGCCTTCCAACGGCGGCAACTCGGCGTCCCCCTCTGCCACAACAAGAACAGCCGCATGACCAAGGCAAGAGAGTCGCGGGAGCTTGCCCGCACCTTTGGCGACAGGCCCTTGCTTGGCCCGGCCGGTGACTGCCAAAGGCGGCAGTGTCGCGGCAGCCGCCAGCAGGGAGCCACCGTTGCCCCGGCCCGTCATCGTCAGCTTGGGCAGCGAGAGCGAACCGGCGCACAGAAGATCGACCTGGGCCGAAGCGGAAAGGGTCAATGCCGGGATGTTCGCCTTACCGCTGGCCGATGTGCCGCATTGCGCGACCGCCGCCAGCTTCGAGAGCGAGGCCGCGCCGTGGGCACCAGTGTAGCCGGTGGCGGCCAGGGCCGGCATAATCGCCGCGCCTTGGGCTGTTCCAAGCTGTTGCCCGCTCCCCATCGCCACCAATTTTGGCAGATAGTCGGAAAGACTTGCGCCGGCCTGCCCCGTGGCGTCCATCTTGCCCAGGCGAAGCGATGCGGCACACCGAGGACCGGAAGCACCGTCAGCTTCAAGAGCCGGTATCGCGGCTTCTCCGGTTGAACGATTCGCCGCGAGATTGGCGATGTAGTTGATGTCTGCTACGGTGTAGAATTTCTCATCGGTCAAGATATAGGAAATCGCCGTGTAGTCGGCCGCCCGGTCCACTTGCCGATTGATGGAATAAATGGGGACCGTGTACGGCGTCGGCTGCGCCGTCCATTCCAACGGTATCCATTCCTCGTCCGTCAGTCGGCGATACATGACCCAGGCGTGACCGACCTCGGTAAGTGCCGAGGACATCGCCGTTCCAAACGCCGTGCGGATGCGGCCAGGGTTAACGCCAGCCGCGAGAAGCAGAGAATGGAGCAGGATAGCCCCATCCTCGCAGTCGCCGTACTCGCGCTGCAAGGTCGCCAGGGCGCACGTCCAGCGGTCGCCTATGCCGCTCGAACTGTCCGAGGTGTACGTCAGGAGATTCGACACATACCGGACCAGGACCAAAGCCTTGGCGTCGGAGGTGGTCATCCCAGTGCAAACTGCTTCGGCCGCATCGGCTATCGTCGTGTTTCCCTGCTGGAGCAGGTTGACCACGGCGGCGGATGTCGCCCCGTTGTCGATGGGCTTGTCGATGCCGCAAACGAGCGTTGAAGCGGTCAGGGACGGAATTGTCCCGGCACCGGACGCCGCACGGTTGAAAGAGTCGTCAATCCCGTAGGCCGAAAAAGCAGGCATCGCATTACTAGCCACGGCCCCGGTGTAGCCGACACCGAAAAGCGGCGTGAGCAGGCATTGCGACTCAATGATCACATGTGCCGTGCCGTCGCCAGAAAGGGCGGGCAAGGACAGATCACCCCAGGCCGGGCGGTAATCGTCTGTCGTGCCCATGGCGGCCATAGTCGGCAGCGTGGCAATGCCTATCGGTGCCCAATCGGCTACGCCATCGCAGGTCATGGCCGGGATATCGGCAAGAGCGACACAGCCAGACGTGCCGGTTCCGGTGCCGGTGCAAAGCGGGGTGACGCAAAATCCGTCACCCGTGGGGTTGTCCACGGTGGCGGCGTCCATGGTGGCGATGTAGGAGAGAATTGAAGCACTCATACGATAGTTTCCCTTTCTATCTACCCGGCAGGGATTAGTTGACGACGAATGTGCCACCGACGAATGTGACCGTTTGAGTGCCGCCGGTTGCCGATGTGATCGTGATGCTGGCACCTTCCGCGAGGTTGTAAGTCTGCCCCCCGATGACGATGGTCCCGGAGGCACTTCCCGAGGTGGCGGTGTCGACATATTGGATAGCCGGCCCATCATACGAGAACAGCGCCGTCGTGTCCGTGTCGGCTGGGATAAGAGTTTCACAATCGAAGGTATCGCCGAAGACTTTTTTGCCTGCCGTGGGCGTCTCGATCACAATGGCCTTGTAGACCATGGCGCGGAAATATTTGTCGGACTTTGTAAGCTTGTAGAACGTGCCGTAGCCGATGTGTGAAAGCTTAATGCTGAAATCGTCGTCGCTGCCCGTGTCGGAGTAGGTCACGGCAAGATCGGGTATCGCTTGCCCCACCACATACTCGCCTTGGAGAACCCGACTCTTCGGGGTTTGGAACAACCTTTGGCGAGAGCCGTAGGATTCGCCCGGCTCAATTTCGTTTATCCTCTCGCCGCAGGTCATAGCAATGGCCGCAGGGAATCCATCGAAGGAGCAGTTGACGCTTTGGGGGTAGGGAAGTTTCATATAGCTTTTACCTCAAGCGATTCGATGGCATAGGTTTCGGTTCCATCATCAAAGCCACAAAGCACCTGCAATACTGGAGAGTAAAACCCCTCTATCCAGGGGGATGGGAAGCTCCCACTCAATACGGTAACTCCGTCTACTTGCAGATTGATAGCCCCATCAACATTCAGAAAGGCATCATAGACATGAAATGCGTTGTCGAATAGGAATCCATCGGTGTAGCTATTGCTTACATACCAATCTAAATCAGCGTCAGACGCATATCCCCTGTAGAGAGTCGTCGGCGCATACATCTGGATGATTCTAGTGTTATCCCATTTGTTGATGCCGATTTGAAAATAAGTCTCGCGCTTTCCCTCGATTCCCGCGCCGGTCGCTCCATCATAAACTTGCAAGCTCATGTTGCGTATAGAAGCACCCAGCTTAATAACCGCGCGGAGCCGTATGTTTTTAACTTTCAAATCTACGGTGTCGTTTTCTCCCGTAGAAAGGGCAAAAGCTTTATATCCAGAGACAGCCGGCAACATGCTGATTGCCGTTGGTTGTATGGCTTGATTGCCATTCGACCCGGCCACCATGGAATATACAACGCTGGCGTCATTGATGTTCGATAGCGGTAAGCCCCCTGGCATATTTCCGCAGTTCAAGTAAATTCCAGTATCTGAATATGCAAAACCAACGCCGTCAGATTCCGACCCCGCACAGAACATTTCCTTAAACCGATGCCGAAACATCACATCCCGGTAAAACTCGCGTGTGTCCATTCCGGGGACTTTGCTGACGATCTGGCCGCCATGGTTGTAATACTGCGTCAAAATGTCCATATTAGCCTCCTACAGTGTTACTGGCGTTAGGCCAGCCCCTATCAGTTGTGCGGCTTCGTAATCGTCCGCTACAAATACCCCATGGAACGACTCAAGTAATAACGCGCGTACTTCATCATCGGAGAGTGCATGAAAATAAAATCTCGGCAGGCCAATGTCCATTGCTGCTGAATAAACCCAAGCGGCTCTCCATTCTGAAGATGGAGCTGTAACGCTTGGGGCGTTGTTCCACATTTCAATGCCAGAATAAAACTTTAAATCTTTGTCTGGAATAAATACTGAGGTTGATTGCAAAAAACTCTTTACATTAATTGTCCGCACACCGAGCTTTGTTGTGTATAGATTCGTCTTCCCCTCTTCGTCATATGTCATACAAACATGATACCACTCGCCAATTTCCAGAGGATCGGACATGGTGGGAGGTAATGCGTACTCTCCCTGGAAGTCGCATACCTTCCCAGCAAGGATGCGGTTCCCATTAAACCAGCACATGCCCAACAGGTTCATGCCGACCATATAACCTTGCGGATGGCAGACAGGGAACGGCTGTTGTCCGAATATGATTGAGGCTTCACCATCCGATTCGGTCATATACAGCTTGTGTTGGTAGTCCTTGAGAACGAAAGACGTAGTGTCTGTGCCTTCGTCATAACTGCATGAGTAGACCGTGGAATATCTTTTTTCGCCACCATCCAGGGCGCGAATAGCGCGGGTGCCAACGGGCTTGACGTGGCTACCCAAAACCTTGAAACGGCAATACGACGCATAAGGCGTGGTGTTTGCCGTCTCCGTATTTTCTGCCCACCCGCCATCAAACTCCCCGGAAAGCGCCTCCAGTTCGCCAGTCGTCACCTTATCCCAATAGGGGGACGCGGCATCATAGTCGGACGTCAGCAGCGGTTCGTCGGCGCAAATTGTGCCGATCTCTCGATATCCAATCGCATGCACTGCGTTGTCCACAAAGTTGTCGTTGTACGGTGGCCAGGGGGGCGTAATCTTGACCCAATGGTCAGAGAATCTGGAAATTTCAAGACATCCGATTAGGGGGGCGAGACTTCCAGGGCAAAGGGATGACCATGATTCGCCATCAGCGGACGTCAGAAACCTGGGCTTAAATATGTTATAGTTTGTGAATCCATCATTGAGTTCGTTGGTTTTTTCAGTGAAACTGTAGTCTACTTTTACAGGAGAATTGAGCTTTACTATACACGAAAGTGAAAAAGGTCCCGAAGTTGGGATATGGTCAGCCGAAAAAGTAAGGCCCGAATCTATATCCGCCATTGCCGTATCTACCGAATTGCCCGGCAAAACCACCGCGTGGTAGTTACGGACGATACTCCCATCGGGAGAGGCACCGGGGGTTGGAAGGCCAAAGTCAATACACCTGTAAGCCAACACTGAGGTTGCCCCAGAAGCATTACCGGCTGCACTTACCGACTCCCCCGCAAGCGGCCCGCTTGGTATGCAGTTCTTGGAGTCCTTGACGGCATCATACCGCGCCACACACCCCGGCACCCAATAGAACTGACCCTTCTCCAACTCCGGTATCAGCTCCCGATCTTCTACCTGCTTCGGCTGTTCACTTGGCGGCGCGTAGATGGAGACGATGTACAGGTCCACGAAGATTTGCTTCTGGCGAAACACGCGAACCCTCACGCCGCCCGGATATTCAAACGGACCAAGGCGATATATTGGGTAATCGTTGACGTTTTCTCGCTTTAACTGCTCCATCACTTGGAGTCCCACGCCGCGCAACCGATCCGCCGCGCCCTTGTCTCCCTGCAAGTCCCACTGGATTTGCTCGGCAAGCGGGAACGCTGGTTGCGTCGGATCGGGAAACAAAAGCGACATACGTGAGACTCCTTTGATGGAACGGTTTAGGGTCAGGCGTCTGATTTAGGCGGTGCTGGACGTCGGGCCGTCCGGGGTGTGGGGCGCAATCGACTCCACGTAGCGATAAAGAGCGCCGCGCTGCGTGGTGGGAGTGCCAAACCGGGGCGCAACGCCGGGGCCTGAGATCGAAGAAACTTCTCGCAGCGAGACGGCCGGGATCGCATTAACGACGAAATTGAGGCCATCGCCCGGCGCAATCTCGCAGTGGAAACCCCGCCACGCCTCGCGATCTTCGGGAGTCATCGGGGCCAATGACGCACGAAGGGTCGTTACGGCGTCGTCGAAGCTGTCGCGGGCCGAGTCATCCATCTGTCCGCGCAAGAATTCCCTGCCAGCGCGGTTCTCGGCAGAATCGAATGACGTGGTTTCAATGGTTCGGACGGCGGAACGAATGTCCATGAAAGGTGTGTCGGCCATGTTTTCCCCTTATTTTCAAGTGTGTTACACGTTTTAATTCTCTACAGATGCCGTAGGCAACGCAGTAGCAGTAGGCACAACATCGATGGCGGGCGGCGATGGATCATAACCCACGACGTTGACGGTGACCTGCATGGCTTGGCCGACAGTGCCGCTATGCTCGACCTCGACACGATCACCATGGGTCCGTGGGGCACGTTTTGACGCAAGCCATTTTTCAGCGTCGATCAAAACACGCGCGGCTGTCGAATCAAGCTCGCCGGTCACCACCTGCCGCATATAGCCGCGTATTTTACCTTCGCTGGCCTGCCCGGATTCAGCCCGCGCGCGCGCGTACGCCTGCTCGAACGCTGGTACTTGCTTTAGCCAACCGTACAGGGTTCTCACAGGCGGCATATCCTGGCCCGCGCAAATCTCATTGATTGTTTCGCCTGCCAGCACTCGGGCGCATATTTCGTCGCCTATCTCCTCGGTGTAGCCGGTCGGCCGTCCGCCTTTCGATTTCTCAGTTTGCTTTAATTCCATCTACTGCCGCCACCCTTGATAAGACCGCTTCAACCCGCGAGTGAAAGCGACGTTTTCCAAACCACGGATAGCCTCGCCCTCCACGAACCGCTCAAGCGCTCGCGCCACACCCGGCACCGCGTCATAGGGAATCTCGACGGTAGCGTCGGCGTTACCGATGCTGACAAGCCGTCCTTCCCCGTGCCGTTCAATGTAGGAGACACGAAACATCTGGCCGTCCTGTGCAACAGCCTCGTGTAAAAGCTGATTGACGTCCTGTTCCGCTGCCAATAAGTTTACCGCCATAAGTGTTCAGCCTCGTTTTGTTAATCTGACGTGAAGATTAATCACACTTGGGGCAGTACACGACCCCGTGCCGTCTCCATCAGCGCCTCGATCTTCTCACGGACATGCGAAGGCATCGGGCAATATCCCAACAGGTAGGCAGTGATTGTGCTGACGGCCACATCGCAATGCCGCGCCAATTGGAGCCGTGTCATGCGAGTGCCGGGAGTTTTAAAAAACTCTACCGCTGTGTTTTTAAACTCGTCGTCCATATCGATGCTCCTCTCTGTTTCGTGAACCACCATTACACGAATGTTGCCACTACTAGGCGACACGGTATATAGTTTCATGTCGCCACTATAAAATATTTTTGTTATTTTTTCCCGTCCCCCGTGTCGATGAAACCATCGGAAAGCGACAGGCTGTAGTAATCGCGGGTTGTCCCCAAGAGGCACGCGGAAAGGTCTTTCGGGACATTTTTGCATAACCGTTGGATCGTTCTTTGACTCACACCATACCCTTCAGATAGTTCCCTTGAGGAGTAGCCCAGCCGCCACGCATGTATAATGCGCTTGTTTCGGCCTGGGATGGCGGGGTCGATCTTTGGGATATACGATCCGCCAAGCACTGTAAGGAGTCCTTCAACAGCCTTCTCGGCGATCTTCTGGCCAGCACCTGCGGAAATGATGCAATTGAGCATGGTGTCGTAGAAATCGGTTTTCATTATTCCCCTCCCTGGCCATGGTACGTCACGACCTCACGGCAATAAGACAGTGTCGCCTGCCCCCTTTTTTCAGTAGGGGTTAGTTCCTTACCCTAAACTTACCATTTTCTTACCCATTAACCATTTGAATTTATTAATACCTTACCTTCCTTACCCCTTTGGGAGACACCCCCTCGCTATAAAAAGGGAAAACTAGCCCCATGCAGTGGGGAGGGCTCTCATGTGTACCCCCTTTTCTGTAGGGGTAAGAAGGGTAAGGAATTATATATTTCAATTGGTTATGGGGTAAGAAAGGGGTAAGGTTGGGGTAAGGCGGGGTAAGGGGGGTGCCCCCCTCACTGTTAGCTTGCATTTACCCACTCCTCGGGCACATCCAGCCCCTTGGCCGCCATCGCCGATACGTCCAAGACGATGCCTTTCCGGGTTTTGCTCCCCATCCAGATGGCCCCGCCCCCCTGGAAATATGCCTCCCCCTGAATTTGTTTGCGAAAGGTCGCCTCCGGGATCACGTCGCCGTCGAAGCCATGGACCCGCGCCCACTTTGCAAAGACCGGGTAGGCCCCGGACACATGCAGTCGGAGGGTCTGCCCGTCGCTATAATAGTGAACGTCTGGCTCCAGATGATCCTGGAAAGTGTACTCGCGGCCCTGGCTACGCTCTGCGAATGCCGCCATACGCCCCATGGCCTCGATGATGCGGTCCACTGCCGTTTTCCGGGGACCGCCATCTTCCGACGTGCCAGCCAGAATGGCGGCGTCAACAGGAGAGGCGTCGAAGACCATGCCGAGCACATCACCCAGGATGGTCAGCCCAAAGCGGACGACGGCGGCATTGTTGCGCGGCCGGTCTTCAAGGGCGGGGCCAACGTCGCGCCAGCAGTCCCGCAGACGCGCCCCCACGGATTCGGCGTCCATCCGAAGCGCATGTTCCAGGATAGTGCGGCCCAAGCGATCCAGGGGCAGGCGTTGCACCTTTTGGAACCCGGTCCGATATGGGGCACTGGCCCGGCGGGTCATTGCCACGTTTACCATCCGGTCGAGAATCGCGGTTTCGGTGAAGCCGGTCTCCCCGACGATGCAAACGGGAGCTTGATAGCGGTATGAGCGCATGGATTGATCCGCCATGCCGCGCTGACCCTCAAAGGCATTGTAGCCGTCGCGAATGAGGTTGGAGACAAGGTTCTGCTGTTTCTCCGACATACGAGAGGCCTTGTTCTCCTCGAAGATGAGCGGAACAGAGTTGCTGCCGTCCACCGCCCGCATAAGCGTGAATCGCGTTTGCTCACCAAGCGCACGGGCCGCCCCGTGGAGTGCCCATAGACCCGCCACGACGGCCATCACCGTGGATGACTTGCCGGCCCCGGCCTCCCCCTCAATGCAAATCAAAGGAAAGGCGTCAAGAATTTCACGGATGACCGGCGCAAAGAAGCAGGCGACCGACCAGCCCAAGACGGGCATCGCCACTTTGGGAGCGTTGAAGCCGGTGATTGACTCCCGGATGGCGTCCAGATCGTCAGCAGTCGCTGCTTCAGTGCTCAACAGACGGCAGGGGCTCTGAATTTCGTTGATGTAAACCAGCCTGTCGGACGGGCCTTCCGGGGTCAAGCCGCCGTCGCTGGTGACGAAGGTTTCGCCGTGAAAGCCGGCAGTTCTCACGCCCTGGCGCTGATCCATCGTCATGCCGGCCAGGAATCCGCGCACAAGTTGCACGTCAACGGCGGCTCCCGTGAAGATGAACTCCCGGCCGGGCAAGACGCGCAGGAACTTTTGTGTCGAGGTCCAACAGTCGGGCGGGAGCATGACTTCCCGAGTCACCGCACCGGCCACCAAGGCGGTTTTGATATACTCGCCTTCGCCCTCCACAGAGACGGCTTCGATGGGGCGAAACAGGAAGCTGGTAATGGACTTGTACTCGGCCTCGCCCTTGTCGGTGTACTTCACCCGGCACAGACGGCCGGCGTGCTCCACCAGGGGGCTTGTGTGGCCTGAGGAGGTACTGTTGGTCTGGTCGGGAATCGTGATGGGTTCGGCCCGGCCATATTCCAGACCATCCCGAACAGTTTGCATGGCCGCTGCAATGTCTTGGGCACCGCTGTCAACCACCGCCTCGCGCAGTGCAGCAAGGGCTACCGCCTCATCCATATAGTGCAGATACCCCCCAACAGTCCGGGCCATTTTCAGGCGCACGTCGTGTTGGTCCCCGGGGCGGCTTTGTCGGATTTTCTCGCAGGAGGTTTGCAGGACTTTTTCGGCGTACTTCCGCTTGCCCGACGAGGCGTTCGTGGTCGGTCGGGCTCCACAGGTCGCGCCTTCCCGGTCCTTGTTGGCTGCCTCAGGCCGCTTGAGGCCCCATTCGGCAACAACCCGGTCGAGGTCAGCTTCGGTCACGCGCTTGATGGCCCTAAGCGCCGTCACCTGATCCGCGAATGGCTCCATGGTCTCGGGGTCCAACAGGAGCGTGAACCCCCGCTGCACGGCCGCGCCCTGGAACGGCATGGCCACCAAGTTCCCGAGATCGGCCCCGCCGCGCAGCTGGTCTTGCATCGGGATGAGCCGGTCGAAGCTGCCTAGCTCCGCGCCCTCAGCTAAAACCTGGGCTTCTTCCAGCAACGCGAAGTACACGAGTCGGGCTTTCCAAGCGGGCAAAGGCGCAGCGAAGAACAAACAACCGTGGAACCCGGCCCCGCTCCGGGAAGTGAAGACGCTCATCGGGAGGTCTTGAACCTCGGCAACGGCCTGGACTGCCAGCACGTCTTTTTTTGGGTCGCGGTCGCCAGTGTGGTCATCGAAATCGCCCACGATGAAATTGCATATGCCGCCGGGCAGCAGCGGGTAGCAGCCGAGGACCTCCCGACCGTCGAGGTGTCTTTGCAACAGGTCGTCAGTCAGGGGCTGATACTGTTTGATGTCACAGTGCTTGCATAAGCCGCGCGTCACACCACCAGTTTTTCGGGACTTAGTGATGAGACAATCGGCTGTTAGCCTCACACTGCATATTGGGGAATATCCAGCACGCCCCCCCCTATTCTCCCACCGACGTGGCACAATATCCTGTCGGCCGTTATACAGCGACCGCAGCATGGAAATCAGTTCAGCAGGCATGGCGCGCACCTCTCAAAATAACGCCACTTGAACGGCGGAAGGGGGTGAAGTTCGCGGGCATGGAGAAGGTGAGCCCCGGCCAGCGGGCCATCTTCGGCGGGGGTGTCTGGGATCATCGCCGTTGAGGCCCATCCGAGGATGTAGACCAAGGCTTGTTCCCCGGCCAAAGACCCCACTATGGCGAGAATGTACGTCCAATCGTCATGGCGTTCCCGTGGACGTACGGCCAGATTGTAGGACAGTAGGGGCTTGCTCGGATCGCGACGCAGGGAAGCCTTGAAGTCCAAGTTTAAGGCGTCAACATCGGACCCGCCGTCTCCCTCGAACTTGCGCCGATTCGCGTGCCATCGCCCCGTCAGGTACTTGTCGAGGCAGGAAGCCCCGTACAGGAATTTAAGGCCGGCGTAGGTTCCTATTTGGCCCACAAGGGCATCAGTCCCGAGCGTCCCGGCCCGGTCCTCGCGGCCCCGAATGTTCGACCGGCCAGGATAATCCCATGTCGCGGTCATGGATCGGACAACGGACAACTCCCAGGATTGGAGCGTCACGATGCGGATGTCATTTTCGACAATCACGACCGCACCCCCGACTTTTCGGCCAGGGCCACGGCCAGAACCTCGAGACGGTCCACCATGCGCGACAGCCACGGAGACCACGGCCGCCGCATAGCGAAACGGGCCAACTTGTCTTGGAGACAGGTCAGTGCAGCGAGAAGAAGCGTGGAACTGTTGACGGGGCCGCGCGAAAATGACAGGAAGAACCAACCACGATTTTTTCTGTCTTCCCCGCAAGGCCCGATCATCATAAGGTCGGGTTTTTGCTTTTTACGCATCGCCACCCCCATTGCCCACACCGACGCGCTTCACCACGCGAGGCCGGTCTTGCAGCCACGCCAGGAAGGAATCGCGCTCAAGGACGATTCGGCCGTTGAGCTTCTGGTGGGTAGGACCTACACCCGCAGAAATTGCGTTGTGGACGGTCCCAGGGGCGATAATGTCAGGAAAGAGTTTTGGAATGGCTGTGACGCCGAAATGAGTTGGACACTCACGGCGGGCTGTCTCGAAAAAATCAGTAGTCTGGAGCGTGTTGTGCTGCATACCTTTCTCCCTTTTTTGAGTTCATGAGTGAGAACCCATAGGAATAGGATATGCGGGAAACGGAGTGCCTGTAATGACAGTAGCCAACTTTATGAAAATGTCACTGTCACTACTGACCAAGCCAATAGTGTCATGTCAAATAATTGACGGAGAAGGAAAGAGAACGAAATCTATCCTCCTATGGGCAAGACCTCGCACGCTGCTATGCAATCGCGAGCGTTTTTCAGAAGTCTGGCAAAATGGCGTTCCTCATTTTTACTGTCTTTTTTTCCGTAGTTCAATTTTTCTAGGTAGCCCGTCTTTTCTAGCGCGGCGTAAGCAGTCGGGCATCCACAGGAGCGTTTTTGACAATAATCAAATAACCATAATCCTAATGCTCTTTGCGCTCCTTCTTTGTGTATATTTGGTTTGTCTTTAACAAAATAGGCGTTTAATTCTTCCTCGGCCTGTTGATAGATTAATGTAGCCTCAAGCCCTGCCTTTATGCGATCTTCCTCTGTGATTTCTATCTTTTTAGTCACCGCCCATTGCCGTTGCATTGCGATGAGCATTTTCATCTCGGGGATAAGTTTTTCGAGTGGAGCGTTGTACTTTATTGCAATAAACAGGTTTGATTCATTCAATCCTTTTGAAAGTTTTAGACAAGAACGGGCGGATATTTCGCTTGAAATACTTGGCCCGCATGGCGTAAATTCGTTATTTATGATGGCCTGTATAATCAAATCTTGAGGAATTTTGTTTGTAAATTCAGTACCACTCGCAGATACATTTACTGTATTTGGATCTGCATAATTATGATTTCTAAAAGTTTTCTCTTCAAGCGGCTTTTCACTTCGCACTTCATATTGCCATAGCCAAAATGAATAATACTGAATGCTTGCCATTTCTCAAGCTCTCCATTGCCTGATCTCCAAATAGCACCCCGGCCAGGACGTTGGAGTGCGTCTTTTCGCCCTGGTTCATGAGGCCAGGGTTAGGCCGGGGAAATGTCGTTGATCCTACCAGACTACACCGTCAGCAACCGCCTCGGGTCAATATTCAGGGCCTCGGCCAGGAGCCGGGCACTTTTCTTTCCGATGGGGCGGCGGCCGTTCTCCATTTCGCTGATATGCCGGCGAGGGATGCCCGTTGCTTCGGCAAGCGCCACCTGGTTCAAGCCTTCCATCCTCATCCCTCACTTTCCAGGCCCCCGGAGAATAATGGGGGTTCCAAATTATTCGCCCGACACGATTCGCTTGTTGGGGAAATCGACTACCTTGCCTCCGGTTTCCTCACCGATGCATGAGGAGAGGAGGGCATCCCATCGCCCCATTAAAGTGCGTTTTTCTTCCAAGTGCGTGGACCGATCATAATGTTTTTCGCCAACACCTTGAGTTCCATGGTTAAAATGCAAATTTAGCAGGTAGCTCGGTTCCCCTGTGTCGGCCATCAAGGTGCGGCAAGTGCGCCGAATATCCCTCGGAGTCCAAGCAGCCATGCCCACCCGTTTGCAATAACGCGAGGCGGCCCGATTTAGGGACGTGGCGAGGATTGGGCGGTTCTGGTCCTTATCCCCTGGGAAAAGGTATTCTGAATCGCCGGCAAGGGCCTCGGCCCGGCGAAAAAGAACGATGCTTCGGGGTGTCAGCGGTACGATATGCTCTCGGTGATTTTTCGTTCGAGCGGGCGGGAGCACCCAGGTCGTTCGCACCGGATTGAACTCATTTCGTTTGGCCGCCAAGACCTCCTCAACGCGCTGGCCACCTACGGCAAGGAGGAGGTGTAGGGCGATACTCAAGCGCTCGGAAACGCCTTGCGGAAATTCAAGCCAGACCCGGCCAACCTCTTCACGGGAAAGATTGCGGTCCCCGACCTGAAAGGCGCTTGCATCGCGGGGGACCGAGGCGACGGGATTGTGTGTTAAATCAAAAGTGACGCTGAGCGCGGCCCTGGTATAGTCGAACTCTCGACCAATCCCGAAAGAGAAAGCGCCATGTAGATAAGCCCGTAGGTGCGCCGCCATGGACGGCCCTCGGTCGTGGGTTGCCGAAAGTATCTGTTGGATATCACGAGGCGTGACATCTTTCGCTTTTTTGAGCTTGCCGAGTAGGGTAGCGGCGGCCTGGGGGGCGGTCAGCAAAGCCCTCTCGACTTCACCCGATGATCGCCGACCTTTTTGGACGAGGTGGGCGACATAAGTCTCAAAGAGTTGTTGCACCGAACCCTTTGCAGCTTCGGTCGCTTTTTTGCGCTCCTCCTCGCATTGGCGCTCCTCAAAGACGGCTTTCGGGTCTTGCCCGGCCTGGATCAGCCGACTTACCTCTCCGAAGCCCTCTAGGGCCTCTTTGAGGGTAAGGCCATTCTTGCCGGCATTGCCGATCTTGAGGCGTCGTCGCTGCCCATCCTGGAACCACTGGACGCGCCACTCGGCATACACGGCCTCACCTCGAGATCGGACCACCAGGAGCAAGCGGCCTTCGCCGCGCCCGCGCCCATCCGCCACCACCTCGACGTTTTTTCCTTCCCTGATAAGACGCTCGACTTGGGTAACTGTCAGCAT